GTAAAAAATAAATGAAATTCTGTAAAATTAGAAAAGAAAAAAACGGCTTTGTAGCGTGTTTTGAGCGTGACCCTACAAAAAAAGCAGCCTACAAGGCTGCTTTTCCGTGACCCGCCAGGGGATTGCTATTATATTGTATATTAGGTGATTGTAATGGTATTGACGTTTGTTGCGTTTTTAATCTTTTGCTTTAATATTGATTATCAAGCATTTATATAAAACGCTTATCCTTTATAAAAGTTCATTGATTATTAAAATATCATCGTTATTTTTTGAAAAAGAAAGAACTCTTGTACCTTCAATTGGGTCGTCAAAATTATCAAAAATAATGCAGGATACAAAACATTTATTATATCTATTGTTTTGGAGATCATCAATTGCTCTATTCTCAAGTTCTGTGACAGTCCCAGATGTTATCAGTTTGCCTTTACTGAATAATCCAAATTGTGCATAATTACGTATCATGGTATTATCTTTTTTTATATAAAACACTGATAATCAACAATTGTTCATATTTGATTCTATATAAGATAGAAGCCTCGCGCGAGAGGCTTCATATCTGATAATCAATAAATTGAATTAATGTTTACTGTTTTTGATATTAACTATCTTAATTTTTCTCCAAATTGATTATTGATATTCAGAGATATAGATGATATTTCTGTTGTAGTATGCACTTTACCGCCTATCATTATTATGTAATATTTCCAGGCAACTCCCACTCTCTGTAATCTTATATGATCTAAAATTACATTTGTTTTTTGACTAGCCGCTACGCAGTGCCATTCCTTTAGGTTATTACTTGCAAATAGATACATTGATAGATTACATTCAGGATTAATATTTGCTTTACAGAGTAATATTAATCTATTGATGGTTGTGTATGCGAATTTCCAGCTGATTGGTCTACTTTGTAAATGAAATGTTTTTATACAATCTTCATTTTCAGAGTAATCAATTAATTGAGTATAATCACCTGGAGCCAAAGTTAAATCTTTACCTCCGCTCAGTTGTTCAATATATATGCTTACATAATTACCGGATATGCAACTAATGATAATATTATTACCATTTTCTCCTGCTTTGATAGCTGATAGATCAATTATATTATTACTGATATTTGCAGAAAAACCATACTGTGGCACCTCATTGATGGTGTAACTTACCTCTTCCGCAAGAGAGATAACAGTGTCGGATTTTTTTATTGAGCGGGTAGAGTAATTATATCCAGAAGCAATTATAGTAATTTCATCTCCTATTCCTTTGTCTGGTATTGTAACTATAGTATCAGCTACATCTTCAAAAGTTGCACTTAATACTGTGTACTTTGTACTAAGGTTTATAATTTCCAACAATGCTCCACTTCTAAGAGCCATTGAACTATAAATTTTATATGAGTCTCCGTTGTAATACTCATCTAGGTATGGGATGTCTTTACATAATAAAGCTATTACAACTGATAATTGTGTTGGGTAACGGAACAGAGCAGCTGAAACCTGAACACCATCTATTATTAATGCATATTTTTCAGAAAATCCGGTTAGGTAAGTAATATTACTATACTCGGCTTGGAATAATGCATTGAATTGATGGGCCGGTTGGATTACAGCATTTGTTACATATATACGTCCGGTTGCCTTGAGATCTGTAATATGATTGGTAAGAATATAACGCTGTAAGATGTTATCTCCTACTCTGTTGAATACCTCTGTAGTCTTATGCCATGTTTTATAAGGAAAAGAAAATACATAGCTATAGGGAAAATCCGGATTACTTACTATTAGGTCATCCGTTGTTGTCACATAGCTCAACATTGCATTTTTTAAATATTCTTCAATAGGAACTTGTGATAGGTATTTATCAATTTCATAAAGCACACTATTCATACATGCATCCTGATAAGATGAGCATTGACGTATATCCATATCTATTGGTCCTTTGAGTGCTAAAGACAGATTGAGGTTGTTACGTCCGGATAGTAAATATACATTACTGTTGGCTATATATATCACACCATTACGGGTTTGGCATATATCCTTACTACATGCATCAGTGTTAATGAGGATAAGATTAGAGTATAGCACACTGCCATTCCCTTGCTCTAAAGCATAAATACCATTGTCGGTAAAGATATAAAGTGGATATTGCCCTATTTGAGTTTGACTAATTGGCTCTGTTGCAAGGCCCAGGGCTGTTATTGTAGCCGGTACGGCATAAGAATGTTCTACAGGGAATATTATGGGATTATTCGCAGCGGTGACGTTGATAGCATTAAATTCTGAATAGATATTTGATGCAACAATATCTTGGTCTCCGTCTGTAAATATAACATCTTTAAAATAAGCGTAGGAGTAATTATATCGTGGTGATGGGTCAAGATAAACCTCACTGTAGTAACCTGGTCTAACAAACACTATTTTGTAAGCCCGACTATCTTGTATAATAATCATGGCATCCAACGGTGTGAAATAGGGTTCGTTGGCGACGTAACTGTATAACTCTATATCGTTGAACTTTACTATAATATCACCCTCTGGACCTCTTAAATAAACATACATATCAGCTGTGTATGATAGGTCTGATGTACCCATACGTTTTACGTGATAACCTTGAGATAGATCAATTCGGCATCTTGTGTCAAAATAGTGTAATCTGTTGTTATATGCTTGGATATTTCCTGAGCGAGTTATTAAACCATTGTCTACGTCTAGTGTTTTATTGGTCGGGATTGTATCTTTGCCAAATTCAAATTGCCCTTTAGCCTTGCCGATAGATATTTCATCAAGCGAGTACGATTTTATTTTATATAATAATTGTTTTTCCAGTCCTGCACTAGTTATAGGCTGGGGAGTGTATTTAGGGACCCAATCGTTAGATGCACCCATTAGAGTAATATAATCTTCCGAAAAATTAATAATATCCACAGGATTGGATATGTAGATATTGACTGATTTAATATACTTTTGGTATTTATCAATATCATCTACTGCGTTAATTGTATACCTGTGTGTTTTTATTTTTCCATCAAAAACAAAGTGCACTGAATTATCAGTATATGAGGCAGATTTGATAGGCATATCAATCTGCGTAGAATAGCCCCACTGCATATCTACAGGGTAGAAAGGGGTTAGTTGGCTCAGTTTTGTTTCTGAATTATCCCATAAGGTGTAATTTATGCCTACCAGGTAATATCCCATAGTATATTCCTTATTTTCGGAAAAGAATTTATTAAAAATTGGTTGTGCTACTTTAATAAATTCCTCCAGTGTCATATATGTGTAATAGGTAAATTGATCACTTGTTATTTCTCTTGTTGATACCTCTGAAGATTGTATCTCTTCTGTATGGGATATTGTGATTGGTAAACTAAGGCCATCCTTATCAATGAATAACTCATAAGAGTTATTGTTGAATAAGTATGACGTATTTGATACGTCATTTTTATCCGAAATAACAACTAAATTATTTATTGTTGCAAGGTGGATATTATTAAGATCTTCATCACTTTGATAAAGTCTTTTGATTATAGCACCTGTAGATGGATCAAACCATATAATACCAGTGTTATCAAAGCCTATATAATTGCGTTTGCCGGCTGTATCGTGGAGTATGATTCTTTTGTATGGTATATCAGCGGAGATAATCTTATGATCTTTATTCAATTTGAGTGATCCGGCCTCGGAACGTATATTAATTAACTCTTCACAATCTCCAGGATTACTGTCTTGTATGTTGGCAGATAAGTTTATTCCACCAAATTGTATTATCTGATTGCTCATATATTATTTTTTTAATTTGTTTTTTACTGCATCTGCTACTGTTGAGTAGGAGCTTGTAGACTTTTCGCTACTTGCTGCCTTGATGTTTGCGTCATAACTATACAAGTTTTGAAGCGTGCGAGACAGGCTGGATGGATCTGATTCACCTGCAATTGCTGTATCTAGTCTTTTAAGTAATTTTTCTATAAGTTCAGCAATAGTTGGTACTTTCCCTGACTCTTCCTTTTCAACAGCTTCATCTCCTCTGATTACGCGGTTGGATTGGATAAATTGCATTACCTCGTCCCTGTACTGTTGGTCCCAGTTTTTTAATTCAGATTGGGAAATACCGGAAACTGTAGCTAATCTTCGGACTGAGCCATCATAACGCGCATGAAGTAGGAATACATAGTTCCACTTTCGCTCATCTTTGTATGCCTGGAATTTAGTTGGGTTTGCCATAATATTGATAATTACTATTATATAGCCAAAATAATAAGTTCTTTATGGGTTGATAAGGTTAAAATAACCATATGCAGGAATTATATCTGTTTTACTTTGACTACAATTCTAAATTTAATGTTATGACAGATATAATTATTCTTTTACAAAATTTTCTGTTTGGATGTGCAGTTGATATTGGAGGTGTAATTTATGAGTGTGATTATGCAATTGCACCATGGATTATACCACTTATATCAGCCGTTATTTCAGGTGCATCAGCAGCCGCATCATCAGCTAAAAGTGCAAAACAAAACAGAAAAAACAGACAAATCCTCAATGAAAGGGAAGATGAAAATGAGTCTATTTACTTATCTGAGTTTTATCGTGGAGCTTTGGATAATAAAAGTTCTAAAGCATATCTAAAAAAACTTGATGAGAAAATGGAAGAGAGAAATGCTGCTATTGATAATAAAGCAATATCCTCTGGATTTACCCATGAAAATACATTGGCAGCCAAACAAGCAAATAATGAGGTTTTATCAGATGCTATTGCAGGCTTGATTGAAGGTGAAGATAATCGTAAGTTGAATGTTCAAGATAGATACTTTAGCAATAAGGCGGCCATAGATGATGCTCGGATGAATAATAATGCAGCAGTGGCAAACAACTGGGCCAATTTAGGTGCTGGTATAAGTTCTGCTGCAGGATCATTGGCCTCTGCTTATCTGATGGGTGATGGAATGAGTTCTGGTAATACAGGTAGAGATATAAGACGATTTTATCAAGGTAAAACAGGTTTCTAATGGAAGAAAAAGATAAAGATAAGGTTGTAAAAACGGTTACGACTGAGCAGACGCAATACGATGAGCCTCTGCAGAAAAATACATATCAAAAAAAGACATATACAAATGAAATGGCTCAGCAGGCTTTGGAAGAAGCAAAAAAATCTGCTGGGTTTCAATCTATAGTTAATCAATGGAAAGATAAACAATTATCTCTTCAGCAAAGACAGGATAAAGCTATTAAAAACACCAAGATGCTTGCATGGGGTAATCTGTTTACTAACCTGGCAAAGATTGCAGGTATGGGTGAAGCTCCGGTAATACCAACTGATAATACCTTCTTAACTAAAGCATTTAATGAAGTGGATAAATTAAAAGATGCTTATTATTCCCAAAGAGATATGTATAACCAAGCAATGGAGAATTATAAGGCTCAGTATGCAATTAATCATCGTAAACGCTTTGAGGATAATGAAGACGCTAATTATAAAGCAGCGCAAAAGTATACAGATGATATTAATAATCGCATTACAAAAAGTGCAACTAAGACAAAAACTGTGGAAAAAACTGATCCATTCGCCCAGGCTAATCTTGATATTAAGAGAAGTGAGTTGGGTATAAAAAAGGATAAAGCAGAGTCTGACAAGTTGGTAAATCAGGCTAGGATTCAGAATTATGAAGCCCGAACAGATAAAATCAAGAGTGATAATTCTAGTAAGAAAGACCCATTCTATGTATTTGATAATCCTAAAGATGGCTATCGTTACAGTATAGATATAAGTAAGGGTACAGATATTCTTAATGCGCTTGCGAGGATTAAAGATAAAGAAGGTATCTCTGAAGAGCTTAAGAAGACTATAGCTGATGATATGGCATTATTTAGCAAACAATACTCATATGGAGATAAGAGGGATGAACTTCGCTCTATTGTTTCACGTTATCTTAATGAATTCCCAGAGGAATTTAACGAACTGTTAAGTAGAGTACCTAGAGAGAAGATAAATAATACCAATGATGATGGTGTAGGCTTTACAGCTAATACTTCTTCTTAGAACGGCAGAGCGTATGATCTTATAAATTTTTAATGACTTATGAACGATAACAAAAAAGAATATTTAATAGAAGTGGACGGTAGGAAGGGAAAAGTCAAGAGTGAAGATTTTGAGAATAACCTTGACCAATTTATAGAAGAACTTCCTCAAGCAAGAATTACAGTGACCTCTCCTGATGGAACGGAAGGTTCCGTACCACTATCTAATTATAAAAATGCGATCTCCAAAGGATACTCTGCCGTCTTTGCAACTTATCCTGCACAACAAGGTGAGCCAGAACAAGAAAAGTCACAGATGTTACCATCCGAACCGCAGGCACTGACCCGTCATTTTGATATGACAAATAATGAGGTCGTTAAACAAACAATGGACAATAACGGGTCGCAAAAGATTGGTGATTTTGCAGCAAGCATACCTCAAGTACCTATTATCCCAGGACAGAGTCCATTGGATTATGCAGAAAAGGTTACTGCTGTCGCAGATAGGATACAACAGCAAGAGGCAGAAAAGCAGCAACAGGCGGCAAAAGAGGCTGCTCTGCCACAAACATTGGAAGAGATTGATGATAAACTTAAAAAAATAGAATTTGAACTTAAGGATAAATATGATGATAGGACTGGTACAATGTATTCTCCTGAAAGTTCAGATTTTATGCAAATAAAACTTTTCAATCCTAAAAAAAACAATTACACGCCAGAACAGATCAAAGAGAAAACTGCACTTGAGCAGCAAAGAAAAGCACTTCTCCTTCAAAAGAAATTCCTTGACAGCATACAAGAGTATCAGGCGTATGACCAGAAGGGTGATCAAAGCAGAATTAACCGTTTCCTCGGTGGTCTTGCTGTTAAAGGAGACCTGCAGGACTTTGCAACACTGGGTATTTCTGAGATAACAAGAGACCTTGAGTTTGCCAGTATCCTAGGTAAGGCAGAAAGAGGTGAGAAACTCACCCTTGATGAGAGTAAGGCTATACAACTATATCAGAACCTTAAGGAGATTGAATCACTGGATAGAGGTGCGTTCTTTAATGCAGGAGCCGGTGCACAACAGTCTTTTGAACTGATGCGAGATATGCTGCTTGGCGGTATGGGTGGTGGTATATCCACTATTGGGCGTCTGGGTATAAAAGAAGCTATCAAGAGTGCATCTAAGCAGTTTGCGAAAAAATCTCTTGAGACAATGTATAAGACAGCGCTTATGCCATCATTCTACAGAAATGTAGCCAAAGGAAATGTAGAAAACTATTCTATAGAGAATGTTGGTACCGAAGATAAGCCGGTGTGGGATGTGAACATGAAAGATCCTATGTCCAAGATGCTCTATAAGCAATGGGCACAACAATACTCAGAAGTGTTGACAGAGAACCTGGGTTCTGCTTTTGAGAGCGTAGGGCTACTTACACATATAGCCAAGAAGGCAAGTAAAGCCGGTGGTATAATCGGTAAAGGTGCAAGATTATATGACAAGATTCACAATAAGGCTATCCATAACAATGTAAGTAAGTATATCGTTGAGGGACTTGATAAGATGGGATTGCAGAGTTTCCCTATGGAGTTTATTGAGGAGATTGCTAATGTCCCACTTCAGAGTATGCTACTTGGAAAGAATCAATTTAAGCAACTCGCGGATCCTCGTTTTTATCAAGAGGTAGCTATCTCTACGGCTGCACTGTCTGGTGTTGGCGGTGCAGTCAATGTAGCAGCCGGTGGTACCTCTGCTCTTATTGAGAGACGCAAGAGTGATAAGGCTATTGAGAATTACACACAATCTATACAAGATGCTATAGATAATATTGACGATGTCTCTCATAAGGCGGCATTATCTGATTTGCTTTCTGACCTTGACAAAGCAAATTATTATGATGCCAATGGAGAGTTTGATGGCAGTCAGATAATGGATGATCTGTCAAGAGTCAAATATTTTGAGGGAGATAGTCAGACGTATAAAGATGTTGAGTCTCTTGTAAAGGAGAAACTCTATCGTGAGGGTCAGACGCAGGCCCTTAAAGCCATTATGGAGGATGAGGTCGGCCAGATTGAATATGGTACTTCCGGTGATGTGATGGCAGCCAAAGATAAAGATGATACATTCTTGTTTATCCTGGGTGAGACAGATGATACGTATCTGGTGTCCAATCCTCTTACTAAACAACAGAAAGTTATATCAAAAGCAGATATAAATCAGATAAGTGCTCCGGTTAGTGTAGATAGGGCCGTTACAGATTATTTTGTAACAAAAGCCACACCTGCCGTAACTACACCTATGCCTGATATATCACAGGTGCAACAGACCCAGCAAGAGGCTCAAACCGAAACTGCACAATCCCAGGTTCCGCTTCAGAAAGGTGATAAGGCAACCTATGAGGGTGTATCAGTAACAGTGGATGATGTTTATACAGATAATGATGGTAATACTGTTGCTATTATCACTGATGATAATAACAATAGTCATAATGTGCCATTGGAGAGCCTGAGCAAGATGGAGCCTATTGTAAACAAAGATAGGTATATACTTCCGGATGGCAGACGTGCTGTGATTGTCGGTAGTGATGGAGATAATATAATATTGGATATTATTGATGATAATAACAATATTATTGATAAAATTGCTGCAAAGGCTGATGAGATTTCTACCTTTGATAAGGTTCCGGCAGAGCAGGCTAATACTATTGAGGGCATTACATCTGAACAACAGGCACCACCGCAAGAGGCACAGCAACCGGATGAAGTTCAACAGCAGCCACAACAATCAGAACTGCCTGTGGATAAGGACGGAAATATTGATTATGATGCACTGCTTGAGAGTGATCCTGAACGCTTCATACAAGAGTATAGTAAGGTTGTAGAACCGCAGGTGGTACTAGAGCAACTGTCAGAGGTAGTTCAAGAGATAGATAAAGAAATCCAGGCAAAGAATAAAGCAATAAAAAAGACTACTTCTTTTAACAAGAAGGCAAGTTTATCAACCGATGTAAGTAAGTTGCAGAAAAGGCGTGATTCTTTGACCTCTCAGTTATTGAAATTAACCCAGCCACAACACGAGTCTCAGAAGCAGATACAGTCTCCTGTTGGAGGTGACATCATATCGCAAAGGTGGAATAATGCCACAAAAGTACGGGGTAATAGCGACACGCGTACTCTTAGTGACGGTAGTCAGCTTAAGGGACACTGGGTACTTGCTGAGGCTGATGCTCCTACACCAAGCCATGATCCTCATACACTGTCACCAAGTGAAGGATTCCCTACTACTTCTGAGGGGAAGAATATCAATGATAATGACTACACTAAGAAGAGTGCAGAGGTGCGTATCATGGCGGCAGATTATGATGGTAGAGCAATTGATAACCCTATCTTCGTTAAAGATGGTGTTGTGATATCAGGTAATAATAGGACAATGTCCGGTTTGCTTGCTGCTGAAAATGGTACAGATTCCAAATATTTACAAGCCTTGCAACAGAGAGCGCAATCCTTAGGTTTTACAGCCGAGCAGATAGCATCAATGAAGCATCCAAGAGTATTCTTTGAAGTGGAGGATGATGTTCCAATGACAACCGAGATGTTTGCTAAGTTTAACCAGAGGGAGACAAAAAGTAAAACACCTACAGAAAGAGCCATAGTAGCAAGTAAAAGAGATAACTCGCGTTTGATAGGGCTGATTCTTTCCGAGATAGATAAGCATGAAAAACTATCTGATGTCTATCAGGATGCCAATTCTTCTGCTGCTATAGTGAAATATATGACCCAAACAGGGCTGATTAACAGTAATGAGGTGCCTGAGTTATTTGAGAATGGTGCATTTACAGCTAATGGAAAGGATTTCCTTGAGTCATTGCTTATTGGTAGTATCATCAAAGAAGACCAGATAAAGATATTGAACACCGAAGGAATGAAAAATATTCGTTCCAAGATAGTCAAGAGTATTATTCCTTTGGCTGAAAATTATAAACTCAGAAAGGAAAATCAAATAATTGATGATGTAAACCAGGCTATTTTATATCTTTATCAAGCCAAGGCGGCAAAGTTGACACTAGGCGAACTTATCAGACAGAATGATATGTTTGAAAGCAAACTCTTTGATGAGGATGCTGTCTTTGTTGCACTTAAACTACAGCAGAGTGAAAAAGACTTTAGAAACTTTGTGGAGCAGGTCAATGCACGATTGAGCACTGATACTGCCAATATGTTTACAGGTGAATTAGAAACTAAACAAGATATATATGGAGAATTTGATCAACAGCTCTCAGACTCAGAGCGAGCAGTCATTGAAGGAGCAAGAGAAAACAACAGACTCAGCCAAGAGTTTACTCTTCCGTCAGATGGAAGCGGACCTATCACCAGAAGATCAGAGCCTGATGGAGTTCTTAAGGAGCCGGAATCAGAAGATGCGGAAAGCATAATTTCTTTGATGGAGCAATATGCAGTAGAAGCTCCAGTTATTGAGTTTTCACTAAAAAATTGGATTGAGCAATTTGGCCTAGAGGGTAAAATATCAACTCCGATAGGGGAAGTTAAAATTGGTGATAATCAATATGTAAAAATTAAGAATAAAGGTAGGGAAAGTCAATGGGGAATGATTTTACCAACATTGACAAATCCAGATATTGTTATTGAGGAAGAAAGTAGTGCTATAGAAGGTCAAAAAACAGAAAGGGGAAGTTCTTATATATTTGTTAAGACATTTATAAAAGATGGCCAAAAAATAAAGTATTTTACTTCAGTTTCTGTTTTAAAAGATGGTCTAGAAGTAATTGTCAGCAGTCATTATATAGAAAAGAGGGCGCTGATGAGTAAAATAAAAAATGGCAGAGTGTTATATATGAAGAATGAGCTACTCTCCAACAGCTCTGACAGGCACTTAGCTGAAAACCGTAATGGTTTGCCGGACCTCCTTCCTACGCAAGAGAATAACTCAAATTCTGAGGGCAAAGTTAGTAAACTTGCTTCAGATATACAACAACAATCTACACAAACTGTTCTTGAGAAAGCTCAAAATAATGCTATTAATAATGAAATAGACTCTCAAGCACAACAGACAAACACTTCTCCTAGCCAGGCGCAGAAAGAGGCGGGTAACTATAAGATGGGCCATGTAAAGGTACAAGGTCTTAATATCTCTATTGAGAATCCTGCCGGTAGCACTCGTTCAGGTGTGGATGCAAATGGTCAGAAATGGTCTGTAACGATGAATAACCACTATGGTTATATCAGAGGTACAAAAGGAAAAGATAAGGATCATATTGACGTATTTTTGGGTAAAAACCAACTGTCTGATAAAGTCTATGTTATTGATCAGGTAAATAATGATGGTTCTTTTGATGAGCATAAAGTGATGATAGGGTTTGACTCTGCTCAACAGGCACGTCAGGCTTATCTGTCAAACTACTCCGAAGGTTGGAATGGTCTTGGTAATATAACTGAGGTATCTATGAGGGAGTTTAAGAGTTGGATTGATAATGGTACCCGTAAAGTAAAACCTTTTGCAGAGTACAGATCCCACTCATTGGATGCTATCAAACAGCAGGCTATGGAATATTCCCAGAAGTATGGTACCAGTGTTGAGGTGGTGGAAAATGCTGAGGATATTAAAAACCCTTATGCTAGGATGGCGGCTCAACAATATGGCTTGTATGGCTGGTATGATGTCAATAGTAAAAAAGTATATGTCTATGCTCCTAATATAATCAACAACCCTTCTGAACTTGAAAAGACTGTGCTTCATGAGGTGGTGGCCCATAAAGGATTACGCGAATTACTTGGTGAAGTAGCCTTTAATAAACTCTGTGATGATGTCTGGAACATGATGAGTCAGCAGGATAAAATCAAATGGGCTGCTTATGCTATGCAGGTTGCTCCATCTGAGGTGGATTTATCGCAGGTTGAGAAAGGTCTGAAGGTTAAACGCGAAGCTGCAGATGAGTATATGGCTTCATTTGCGGAAGATGGTATAAAAGATCAGAGTGTTTGGCAGAAAATCAAGCAGGTAGTTATGGATGCATTAAGAGCTATGGGAATAAACATACAGCTATCTGATGCGGATATTGCTTATATGCTTTACAGAAGTTCTCAGGCCCTCAAGAAAAATGCTACGATAAAAGAAAAAGCTGCGGCTAAGAAAAAGTCTGAACAGATAGAAAACGATCTATCAGATGAGAATATTGCTAAAGAGAAGGGTTTTGAAGAGCCGTTGAGGTTGAGAAGACAGAAAGAGGAGAATAAAATAAACTCACTCATTGGTCTTCATAATATATCGGAACAGAAGTTAAGGAAAGCTATTAAACAAGGTGGTCTCGCTAATCCTAGTGCTGCGGTTATTGATATGGATAAACAAAGCCATGATAGTTATGGTGAGATTTCTTTATTAATGCCAAAAACGCTAGTTGATAAGAAGACCGGAAGAAACGCTGGCACATTCCTGGCTGATGCCTGGACTCCAGTATATCCTGGTATAAGAAAGCAAATGAGTGATAAGGGTTCAAGAGAGTATAGAAAAGCAATAGCCAATCTTGATACTCCTTTGAAAAATAAGATTGCATTATATTTTCAGAACTATCTTGACAGTACAACAGTGTATGATGCTCTTTTCTACTGGTACGCTCTTGATAGAGGCCTAAATCCAGAGCTTGTAACAAAAGGGTTGGGTGACTTTACTCAGCAGCAGATTGATAGTATAAATGCTTTATCAGAGGATGGTAAATCGTTCTGGAGTTTACCAGAGGTATCCCAACAAGCATTGATTGATGCTTATAAAGAGAAAGAAGGTGGCGTTGAGGCTTATAATGAAAAGATAAAAGGTATCGTTGAAAAGCTCAAGGCAAATGTCGGCAATCTTCAAGGACTACGTAAAAAGCAAGTAGAGCAGAAAATTGAAGACTATGAAAAATATGGTGTATCAATAAAATCTGTGGCTGATTATTATAATAATGCTCTACGTGTAATAGAGAACTTTGGTAAGGTTGATGAGTATAGTACATATTATCGTGCTGTTAAGTATGTTGATGATAATAACCTTAGAGGTGATATGGACAGGTGGCTTTCTGAGAAAGAAAAACAGTTTGATGTTTCGGAGAAGCTATATGCAGGAACTGATAACCAGGGACGTCAAAAGTGGATACCTAACACATTAGAGAACGCTTCCAGGTTGATGAATAGACAAGGTGTAGCTGGAGCGCTAGGAAGTGCAAGTTTTAATCATTTTATAGCTATGGCTGCACCAAAAGCTACATCTCTTAAACAGATAAAAACAAAACAAGGTAATCTGTCTGATGAAGAGCAGTATGAGCAGTTTCGTCAAGAATGGAATGATATTTATCAGGACCTTGCACTGCAGTTGCAACCAGGTGCAAGCGCTTGGGAAGATTATGGGCAGTGGAGATTGGAAGAGATGCTGACCGTATCCAACCCTAAAGCATTTATCAAGAAAGAATATGGTATAGAACTCTCTGATGAGTTTATGTCTAAGTTTTATGACCTGGTCGGAGCTATTAAGAATGACTTTCCTGCAAGATACTTTGAAACAAAGTTTACGCGTCCTGTAATGTTGGATGAGTTTGCAGCAGCTGTCGTGCCAGACAATGTGGGTGATGATATAAAAGAAGTATTAATAAATGCCGGACTTAATGTTGCAACTTATGAGCATGATAATAATGATCAAAGAAAAGAGCTTATAAAGCAGCTCAGTGATGATAGTATCCGTTTTAGATACAAAACTTTATCCGGTAAGAACGTGAACTTTGCTCAGTTGTCATTATTTGACCAGCCGGCAGAGGTCTCACAGGATGAAGTTATGCTAGGTAGAAAACTCAGACCTCTTCAGGAAGGTGAGTTCTGTCATGTAGAAAGGATATTTACCAAGAGTAAGATGTTTGACTTTACTGCTGGTGAGAGAATAGAGTCAATGGATGATGTGGCTTATATATTCTCTCAATTAGAGGATGCAAGTATTGAAAACGCTTTTGCTGTGTTGGTAAAAGATGGAAAACCTTATGTAATTCATATTGGAATGGGCGACTTCAGCAGTTCTGTGATGAATATTGCAGCTATTGTTGCAGCAGATAATCTGATCAAAGCAGATTCTGTGTACATGGTACATAATCATCCATCGGGTAATATTAAGTGTTCTCGCGCGGATATAGGTATGTTGCAGAAGTTTAAAAAAGCTTTTGGTGATAGAGCACAAGATGGTATAATAATCAACCTAAAAACAGGACAATATGGAATCTTTACTGAAAATGGGATAGAGTACAGAGCTGACAAGAAGTCTCCAGAATCAGAGTTCCCTATTGAGATATATTCTTTCAATAAGCAGGTGTTTGATTATGATTATGATCCTACCCGTCTTGCCATAATAAATAGTAGTTTGAATGTGGCGCAATTTATTTCCGGTCACAGATTGGGAAATAGAGCAAAGGTAAATATTCTTATATTGAATAATCAGAACGGAGTTGTAGGAAATATCTTGTCTGAGCGCCAACTGTCAACCATGAAAGATGATCAAGTGGATGCTTTTGCTAGTGAGATCGTGGATTATACTCTCAAGATGGGTGGTGTAAACGCTATTGTCTATGGTTCTGATATTGATATTTTGGATAATGGCAAGCAGAAACTGATTGAAAAAATATCACGCTCTGTAAGAGAGTTATCAGGACAATCAATCAATGTTATTGACTGGCTCTATGTTGAGGGTAATGCTCAGAGGTATAAGAGTGCTATGGATGAGGGCGTGAGGTTTAGATATACTCAAGAGATGGAGATAATAAAGGAGCGTGCTATATCTGATGGTACATTTATGAAAGCCCCTAATGGAAATCCTTCAAATCTTAATGAAAAACAATGGCTTCAAGTAAGATCAAAAGCATTTAAAAAGTGGTTTGGAGATTGGTTGTTACCTCTCAAATCTATCAAAATAATTAATATAGATAAGACTTTTACCAAAGACTCAGAGTTTTTAAATTATGCTAAAATAAATTTTAAAGAGATTAAAAATGGTAGAGAGTCTTGGAAATCATACATAAATAAAGATACAAAGGACAATATTACTTTGTCGTCTGATGGAATCAACAAGTCTTTGTCTAATAAGGCAAAAAAGGCTTCTGCAAGCAAAGAACTTCATTTGAATGTATTAAAGTATCTTCCTGCAATTCTTGAGGAGAGTATTTTGGGTGACGTTTATAAGGATAAAAATAATAGCCCGGATATAGTTGAGATGCAGAGGTATTATGGTGCAGTTGGTATTGATGGCCAAATCTATAGGGTTAAAACTACCGTAAAAAAGATTAATCAAGACCGAAAAGGATTAAAAAACAAATACTACACTTTAGAGGTGCAAGAAATAGAGCTTATTGAAGAACGTCCTGGAGTCCAGAAAATAGGCGATGCTAATAGCACAAACAACCCCGCTTCATCAATAAGCTCAATATCTGCAACAAAGTTATTGAAAAATTGTTTAAATTCAAAAGGAAAACAGTTGTTAAATATATCAAAAGTTGTAGATGAGAATGGTGAGCCTATGATGGTTTATCATGGCTCTATATCGGAAGATATCAAGTCTTTTGATAAGGATAAGATTAGAGCTAATGAGACTGATGCTTATTATAATGGATTCTGGTTTAGCACTGATCCTGACACCTCTCCAGCGTGGAGAGCTGCTAAAAAAGTGTATCCTGTATTCTTGAATTTAAGAAACCCAATAACACGTGAAGATGCACATAAGATTGCACGTGAATATTTCAAGACTGATGAATTTTATGATTCTCTCGGTAATAATGGAGTAAGAAGTGCTGCAGATGCTGTAAGGGTTAAACTACAGCAATTAGGTTATGATGGGGTTTTTGATTTTGTTTATCCAACTATTAATGTTGATGAGTTTAAAAAGAATGGCTATACAACCTTCAAGACATCTGACGGTACAAAATATATAGTATTAAAAGAATCTGACGGAATAAATGTTTATGAGTATAACTCTTATGAGGATGATCATAAAGGCGAATTTAACACTTCAGTTGATACAATTGAGGACTTGTTTGATGATGCGTATTTCTTCGGTGATGAAACATTTGTGGTCTTTGAACCAAATCAGATTAAATCTGCAACTGAGAATGTTGGAGACTTTTCTAAAGATAATGACGAAATAAGATTTAGATATGCTCCTATATTCCAATCTAATGCCGAAAGAGCAGCCTTTAATGAGTCTCAACTGCTCTTTAGACGTGCTCTTGATGGTGAAGCTATCACTCCTGATATGATCGCAGCTGATGGTCTACGTAAGACTATGGGTGAGCAGAGCTATCAGAAAATGATTGACGGTATCTTTAATACTCTTCCACTTATGGATAAAGCAGCTATTATCAAACGTGGTGAGGATAAGGAGCAAGCGGTAGCAGCTATAGTAGATAGGATATGTAATAATATTCCGGCGAATAGAGATGCTCTTATGGAGACTCTTATAACTGTCAAAGATGCATTGAGAGAGAATCCGCTTGTAGTGCTTCCGTCTGATACTGACCTTCTAGTTCAACTTTGGAAAGAGACTAATCTTGAGCCGGCTATGACTATCAGAGAGAAACTTGCTAATCTTGACAAGGCAAATCAGATACGTTTTAAGATTGATGATAAAAACGACAAGGCTCCTGCAACTAATGATGTTAAACTTACACGCGCACAGGTATGGCAAGAGAGAATGGTTGACAGGATGGTTGCAGTTAAGGTTTTCTATGATGAATTGGCCAAGATAGGCATCAAGCCGTCAATAGATATGAATTCTTATATCACAGAAAATCTGGCAATGAGCCGCGCTCAAACAGAAGATAACCACTTTAAGGAGAATATCTACAGGCCAATGGTGGAGAAAGTGATTGAGATTGAAAAACTGTTCATTAAGATAGGACTTGCCAAAAATGATGAGCAGGCTTATAAACTTGTCAATGATTATCTGTATGCCCGTCACGCTCCGGAGAGAAACAAGAATATCTGCTGCGAGGAGGTGATGGAGAAGATGATGCGGTCAATTGATAAAATAGATGCAGGATTTTTTAAAGATGGTGCCAGAAATGCCTTGATGGCTCTTGCTTCTCGCATATATAACGAGAAGAATAACCCAAGCGCACCAAGCACCTACAAGACATTTGCTAAAAATATAATCAAAACCAAACCTGATGATCCTAGCCATCAGCAGGCTTTCTTGCAATTCCAGAAAAAATGGGAAAAATTGGTTGAGCAGGCTAAAACAGATATGGATAATATCTTCAGTTCAAAAAGCGGTACTAACCGTTCAGGTATGACCGATGCTGAAGCTAAGGAGATAATGTCAAAAGTGTATACCGATCAGACAAAGCAACAGTTAGAAGAACTGTCTGATAAAGTGCGTCAGTCTACTCACTTCACAATAGATACTTGGGAGAAGTATGGGTTGATAGATAGTCAGACGGGAGCAAATATGAAGAAGATGTATAAGTATTACATTCCTCTTCGTAGTTGGGAGGAGAAAGAAGATGTTGATTATGACCAACTGTCAAATCAGGCTTTCAATAAAGCATCAGAGATAATCAACCTTAACAGAAAAGCCAGAGGCCGTAAGTCAAGAGCAGATGAACCATTGGTATATATTGCATCTCTAGCACAGTCAGCAATCGTTGTGGGTAATAAGAATATGATACGTCTTAACCTATTCCGTTTGATAAAAGCCAATGATAATAATCCTGCACTTGCCCAGTTCGCATCTCTTCCGAAAGTATACTATGTAGAGACTCCGGAATCTGACACTGCTGTTGCTTACACAGAAAGACCGGCCCAGGAGTTATTTGATAGGGGATTGGTAAAGACCAAGACAAATAAGGATTACAGGTGGCATAAATCCCATAGTGAGTATGATGCTCATATCGTTCCTGTGATGGTTAACGGTACAAGACAGATGATTGAACTACGTGGCGAATTGGGTATCAAAGTAGCTTCTGCTATCAATAATACCAATGTGTTGCACTGGCAAGCAGCCAATGCGCTCAAGCCTATGACTAACTGGCTGTCCGCGGTTAGGACATCTTATAATCCGGAGTTCGTTTTGACTAACTTTATCCGAGACTTCATGTTTGCTAATATGGCTTATAGTGTTGAGGGCGGCAATATGCTTGATCTGGATAAAAACTTACTGAAAGCCTTCCGCTCTATTCATCATCTTCAGAGAGGTAAATCTGTAGGCGACAAGTGGGATGCATACTATCAGGAGTTCCTTGATAATGGTGGTCAGACTGGCTTCTTCGCCATGAGAAATATTGACAAAATGAAAAAGGATCTTGAGACACTGCATAAGCAGTTGCAGGGTGGCAAGATGACTGTTCATAAGATTTCTCAAACAGCGAAAAATATTGCTGAATATAGTAACGCTATGTCAGAAAGCGCCATGCGTCTGGCTGTCTATATTACAGAAAGAGAAAAAGGCACCTCTGCTAAAGAAGCTGCATATAAAGCGCATGAGATCTCGGTGAACTTCAACCGTAAAGGTACGTGGAGTGGTAACTTCGGTGGTTTCTATTCTTTCTTCAATGCATCAGTTCAAGGTACAGCAAGGCTGGGTTCATTAGTGTGGAATAATAAAGGTAAGGCTGCTGCCGCTCTCGCTGCTATCTCATTGGCTAAATTGGCTACGGCTGTTATTGCAGCAGCTGTGGGTGGTGATGATTATGATCAATTGTCAGATTATGTCAAGTTCTCTAATATAGTTATCCCTATAGGCAAGGATGATAATGATAAGACACGTTTCTTATGTATACCGATGGCGCAAGGCGTGAGAGCGGTTACTAATATTGCTGATAATACTGTTGAGGTATTAACCGGCAATAAGACAGTATGGGAAGCCAGCAAGACTACGCTGTTGAATACAGTTGGAGAGTTTGTACCTCTATCCTTTGATGCAATAGACCTTACAGGACGAAATACATCTTATTCTATTGCAGCGGCTATTGCTCCAACAGCTATTCAGCCATGGATGGATGTATGGGTGAATATGGACTTTAAGGGTGATCCTATTTATAAAGAGCCATACATGAAGTCCCAAGAGGGTTTCACTCCTGAATATATGAACGTATATGGTAATACTAATCCTATTCTGGTGGGTATTTCCAAATGGCTCAATGATGTGGCTGGAGGATCAGACGGCAGAAGTGCATCAGTCTGGGTTGACAAGAATGGTAAGGTGAAGAAGTCTCCTTTTGGCTATGCTCTTGACATTAACCCTGCAAAGGTTGAGCATCTACTTAATGCATATTTTGGTGGCTTGATGAGTTTCCCTTCAAATGTAATAAAAACCGGATATGCCATGATTGATTCAGAGACAGATGTTGAGATATACAATACTCCTGTGGTTAACCGTTTTATCAAAAAACCTTATTATCAGGATGGCTATGCTGATTATTTCAAGGTTAGAGATTATGTGCAGACAGTCAAGATGACTATCTCGGCAGCTAAGAAGGCAGGAGATATTGAGGCGGCTATGAATATCCAGAAAAGAAATACTAAACTGCTCATGGTCTATAAGAGTTATGAAGATAGGGTAAAACAACTGAAAGAACTTTTGAATAATGATAATCTTAGCGCAGTCAATAGAGATAAACTCAATAAAAAAATGGATGAGGTTATCTTGCAGGCTTCAAAGGATTTAAATAAGATAATGACCGATGAAAAGGATTCAAGAGATTAAGACAGTTCCGAGAGGTATAAGGACGCCGGCTGGACGTAGCACTCGCAGCCGGTCCTTTCCCCAGTCGGACGGTGCTCTGGAGTTGCTGACCAGGGCAAATGAGTGCTATGATGCTCACTACCGTTTACGCGAGAATATAAGGCGTGCTATGCGTTACTATCGTGGCGATCAGTGGAGTGACAAGGTTGAGGTTAACGGCAAGGTGATGAGTGAAGCAGAATATATACAAATGCAAGGTAAGCCGGCACTGAAGCAAAATCTTGTCAGACCTCCAATCAGGAATATCCTGGGACAGTTCAGACGCTCTCCATATAAAAGTGTGGTAGTGGCAAGAAACAGGGATGACCAGAGTGCAAGCGAGATGATGAGCGTGGCGCTTGAGTCTGCCTATGAGATGAATAAAGGACGTGAGAAAGATGCCAGGTTGCTGGAGGTATTTCTGACATCCGGAGTGTGCGTGTATAATACCGCTTTTAGGTACAATAATAAAAGGGCAAGAGCAATACCGGTCTTTGAGCATATACCGTTTGACATGTTCTTTCAGACTCCCGATGCTAAGGATATATGTGGTGAAGATGTTGATCTGATTGGCCATATCACAGATTTGTCTATGGAGCAGATATTGGCAGATTATGCCAAGACCGAAGCGGAAGCCAGAGAGCTGGAGGAGATATTTATCTCTTCAACTCGCAGAGAATACTCAACCGAGCAGGTTAAGGGTGTGGAAAAACTACGCAATGAGGCTTTTTTGTATCCTACCAATCCTACCAAATGTCGTGTGTTTAAGATATGCCGACTTGAAGGTCGCTGGAAACTATATGCTCATGACTGGTTGGATGCATCTTATGAGATACGTTCTATTGATGAATTGCCGATGATACAGGCCGAGAATGCAGCCAGAATAGCAATGTCAGAACAGAGCGGTGTTGAGGTGCCACTTATTGACTACGAAAAAAAATATGTGCGTGAATGGGTGTACTACCACCTGACGGCCACAGGACATTGTCTGTTCAAAAGTGAGAATCCTTATCATCATAATGATCATCCTTATGTGGTCAAGTTCTATCCTATGATAGCAGATCAGGTATGGTCATTGGTGGATGATATGATTGATCAGCAGAGGATGATTAACCGTATGATTATTCTGCAGGATTTTATCATATCAGCAGCGGCTAAAGGTGTTTTGATAGTACCGGAGGATTGTATTACCGATGACTTTACATTGGAGGATATTGCTGAAGAGTGGACTAAGTATAATGGAGTCATCAAGATCAAAGTTAAGCCAGGTGCACAAATACCACAACAGATTTCGGCCAGGACAATGCCAGTAGGAATTAATGATATGATTAACCTGCAGATGAAACTTATTAATGATATAGGTGGAGTGCATGATGCTATGCAAGGTAAGACTGCTAACTCCGGAACACCTTCGGCCCTATATCAACAGGAAGCTATGAATGCACAACTCAATATCATTGATTATCTTGAGACATACTCATCATTCCTACAGGAGAGAGATTATAAGATATTGCAGATAATCCAACAATATTACACCGAGCCACAATATATTGCTCTTGCCGGTAAGTCATACAGCGAAGAGGCTAAACATTGGGATCCGGACAAGATACGTAATATTGAGTTTGAAAATACCATCTCAAAGAGTACAGATACGGCTAGTATGCGATTCTATATGGATGATATTTTGAAATTCCTTTTGGAAAAACAACTTATCGGTATAGAGATGTTTCTGGAGCACTCATCATATCCATTTGCGGATAAGCTCCTTCAGGCTATCCAACGTCAGAAAGAGCAGTTGGAGCAAGGGCAGATGCCGGATAATGCAACAATGGCCCAGTTGACCAATCAGATAGGACAGAGCGTGCCACAATCTGATAAACAAGGATTGGATAACGCTCAGATGTTATACGATAGTTTTTTTAAAGGAGGAAATAAAAATGCGGCCTAGTAGAGGGATATTATTTACTCAAAAGCCTACTATTTGGCTTTTACAGTTTGAGTATGAGGATATATATAGCAGAGTGAGTTTAGATACGGTATATACTGCTAATAAGAATGCCATGGATAATGATAATCATATTGTATTGGATGATGATAGACCCTTATTTAACTATTATTTAGCCTTGGCAATATCTGATTTGACATCGTTACTAGCTCGCAGAATTGATCCCACTGTTATAGTGACTGATGATGACGGCAATATAGTAGAAAATGAGGGTATGGTTGAAACTTCTGATAATATTATATATTATCTAGTTATGGATAAAAATTTTGAAGAATATCTACGCTCTAGCTTATGGAGATATTGTCAGGAATTTCTTGCAAAACGTGTTATGGAGATGTGGCATAAATCACCTCAAGGAGCTGATATGGTAAAAAGTAATATCATTCGTATACTGGAGTTTAGACGTATACCTGTTAGGCGCCCAATAAGAAATATGTTATAGTAGGTTATTTTAACCAAATTGTACTATTAGTGGATTTTATATTTGTAATACATTTAGTGTTATGAAAAAGATTGATACCGAAAATAGATATATTCTTTTTAGTTATCCAAAAAATGATTTGTTTAACAATGTCTCTCAAAAAACTGCTTATAAGTCCAGATTTATATCTGATGATAGAAAGGTGGTAGATGAGCTGACAATGCTAGATGATGATAAGTCTGCTTTTGAAGCATCATTATATCGTATTTTGGCAGATGTGCATGAGCGTGCTATGAAGTTGTCAAGTGGAGTGCAAAATGCATTTGAGGTAACGGAGGATGATATTAATATTAAAATACAGAACAATGAATCATATAATTATAATTTATTAGATATAGTTGATTCATCATTGTATGATTGTTTAGAAATTGGGGCACTTAAAGAATGGTATTCTATATGTGGCAATTCAAGTTATGAAGCAGAGTATAATGAAAAATATATACGTGCGCTCAATGCTTTATCAAATAGGATGTTCCAGCTTAAGAAAAAACCAATAAAGAACACATTAGGTATGTTTGAATAACCCTTCTCTCTTTATCATATTAAATGTTTTAAGTGTTTTTAAATTTTTTGTGTGTGTTTTTGGGGCTGTCGTGAGACGGCCCTTTTTTATTAGAATGAGGCGGCTCCTTGTGAGGTTTTGTTTCTGTGTGATTTCTGAATGGCCACGATCTTGGGTAAGGGCATAGTGTCATAATCATACGCTATGTGTACTCCTACAGCAGTAGTGTCCTGTATATCATCTCTTTTACCCTGCATGGCTTCAATCTTTCCCTTGACTGTCTCAAGATATTCGGCTTCTGTGTATGCATCAAAACTGTGCTCAATATACTCTGCTTCCCTGACCTTTTGGAAGTAGGTGTCATATGCAAGGTATTTAGTCTTGACGTTCATATGCCATCCTACTTTGCGGGTCGGTGGTGATCCGGCTGTGTCTGATGGTGCCCTTCGGTAATATAGATTGGTATAGCCGGCCTCTTCAATTTTATCCAGTACAGTATATGTATGGTCTCCACTGTAGACATGCTCGTCTGTCTTCTTATCTCTGCTGTCAATAGTGTTGCTCTCAATTACCAGTAGTGCATTGTTGTAATATTTGGCAATCTGTACTGCTTTCCATGCCAATACATCATGATCAATATGTCCAAACCACAGAGCGGCTCTCTCAACTGCTCCATAAGCGTTGATAAGTGAGAAACGATCTAAAACAGTGATAGCACTATTGTCGGACTTATAGTGCGTACCACCTATATCCACTGTGACTACAAAACGGTTTGTGACCTTCTCCATTAAAGGGTCAATATAGTCATCCGGTTTGATCCATATTTTGAGATTATCTATCAATGCAGAATCCTCTACTAGTTGTAATCCTTGCAGGGCCTTCTCTCCAATAAGTGAGTCTCCCCTGATATCACCAATAAATACCGGCTCACGTACTCCGCTTCTTAGTCTTGAGAGCATTTCTTCTGTGAAATATTTTCCGGAGGCTGACTGAAAGGCTTCCATATCCGTAGTAGGATACTCACTCTTCATCTGGAAATCAGAATACTTCTTGCTCCTCTTGTAGTTATTGTACCAATAAATACCTTCAAGTGTGGCACCTTGCTCCCACTGCCACCAGTTATATGGTGTCATGGAAGCAATCATCTTGTCATAATCAGGTACCTTGCGTGTGTATAGTTTGATATGATACCAACTTACAAAGACTGGACGTAGACCATCAAGGTTATGCTTGGCATTGTCAAGTGCTACAAGATAGTTCTCATGGAAAAAACCTCCTACACCTTTTGCTGTTGACTCAAGGCAGATTAGAGTGCCAGGCTCTTCTGGTATACATGCATAGACAGACTGTGCCAAATCATCTGGCTTGATCTCTTTAGTGGCTTTCCATAGGCCTACCTCAGACATGTGCACCATGGAGAGGTCATCGGAACGTATGGCATCTGGAGCCTCTGCCGAGTAGATACCTATCTTGCAACCTCTCTCCTCAATAACCCTCACACTTTGCTGTCCCTCCCAGGCTTTGATATGTAGTTTCTGATGGAAGCCAGGAAGATGCTTGACTGCTCTGGTATACATGCCACGTATATTGGCAGACTGGCTCTTGACTTTGGCGATGATAGCACTATGCCAGTTGGAGTAGAGCCTGGTCTGTAGCCACAGCATATACATCTCTGTAGCAGTTGAACCTCCCCATTGTCTTGCCTTAACGATAATGACACGTATAGGTACACCTTGTAGGCGCTGTCTCTCAAACTCACCTATAAGGATCCTCTGGCCTTTGTTCAGAATAAAAGGAATAGCACGCTTTGTTTGTTTGTCTTGAATTGTAAGACACATGATAGCATAGAACTCAAAGTCATGGTCCATACGCACTTCATAGAACATATCCCTTATCTGATGCTGTATCTTACGTGTGGATGGTAGATCTAGAGCTTGCGCTATATCAGGTAACTCACCTTTCTTATCAATGATAAGTTGAATGAACGGGTCGGCCTGCATACTTAAAGGAAGATAGAACTTTGTATCATCAAAGATGAGTTCAAAACGTGGCACAACCTCACCGAGAATATCACCAACAATAGGGTCGTACTCTCGGAAATAATCATTCCAGCGCTGTTGGTTAATCTGGATAATCTTAGCGTTTTTGGCTGCAGTAGTGCGCATTGACCTCCTCTATAATTGCTATGAGTTCATTGTACTTATCTATCTTGTCGGTGATAAGTGATATTTTATTGGTAAAAACACTTCTTGATTTCTCATCAGGAGCCTGCTCCCTAGCTTCAGACCATATATCTAATGTTTGATAATAACTATCAAGCAACTCCTTCAATGTGTCAATTATACCGCGATTGTTCATGTAGATGAATGTCCGGTATGATGGGTTGTCAACACTCTTGTCATATAGGATATGGCGAACACGATCATTGGTAATGCCAAAACGTAATGATGCAGAGTCAAGAGCAATACGCTTTGCTTCTTCAGACTTAATTCCATCTTTGATACGGTTATTGTAAATGATATGGAATAGTTCTCTAACCTCTTGTTTTTTATAATTATTGCTCATATCCTGGTGTTTTTATTTAAATAACAAAATTACATATTTTTTGTTCATAGGTTAAAATAACCAAGCGCAATACTCTTGTTTGTTTTTATTTGTGTATATAAATTTTAAAAGTTATGGCACAAGAAGAGAAAAAAGAAAAATTAAGCTACAGGGAGAGGCTTAAGGGTAGGTACCCAGATATGGCTGCTCAAACTGATGAGGATTTTGCGGTGATGAGCGAAAGATACCTTGATGATACCGAAAAAGAATTGTCAAGATTTCGTGATAGCGAAGCCGCTGTGTCTGAGCTTATCAAGTCAGATCCTGAATTTGAAGCTGTCGTGACAGATATGCTAATCAATGATGTACCCTTTAGAGTAGCTCTTGTTAAACATATTCCTATTGAGGATTTGACCCCTACGGAGGGTGAAGATGATTACGAAGGTTGGAAAGCTGCTAAGAGTCAAAGATTGGAAAGAGCTGCTAAGATGGCCCAACAACAGAAAGAGATTGCAGAGAATGAGGTTGCTTCAAGTAAGGTGTTTAATGATTACACTGCTGAGAAAGGTATGAGTGAGCAGGAGCAGGATGAGTTCCTGTCAATCATTAATGATGCTTTGTTCGCTCTGCTATACAAGAAGATTGATCGCAAGTTTTTGGATCTATGCTTCAAAGGCTCACGCTTTGACAAAGCTGTCCAGGAGGCTGAGATGATCGGTGAGACTAATGGCCGTAATACAGCTATTGAGGCAAAAAAAGCACAAGAGGCTAGTAAAAATGCAGGAGATGGCATACCTGGTTCAGCAGGTGGAAGCGGAACTATGGCACAGCCTAAGAAAGTAAGACGTAACAGTTTCTTTGAGGGACTACGCGAACATAAAGATTTTTAACAATCCAAAAATAAATATAATATGAAAAAATTTCTTAAAATTTTCGTTCAAGGTGCGTTTTTGATGTTCATTGGCGCACTAGTGATGGGTGCTCTAGGTTTGGTGCCTGAAACTGGAATCCTGGCAGAGTTGTATGACTTTATCCTCCCTGCCGGAATGTTGATTATGCCTGCTGCAGGTGTTGCCGGCCCAGGAGAAATCCATGAGGGTGCTGCTGAACTGGGAGAAAAACCAGAGGATAAAGAATATCTGGATGAGGATCTGAATGATACGATTTCAAAAGTGAGACCTTCGGATTCGCCTCTTGACACTCTGACACGTAACCTTAAGAATACACGTTCTGTAGAGAGTTGGGAGTGCGGTGGATGGGAGATAGGCATCCGCGATTCTGTCGATTCTGCAGCTGCTGAACAGACTGGTGGCAGCTCTGAGGCTGCACTGACTGTTGGAAAGAAAGGTATGTGGCTCAAAGGAGACACTATCCTTGTTGATGGTGTAACAGGTAAGGATGGTGGCCCACTAGGTTTGTATGTGGTTGCTAGAGGTACAGGTGATACTTTGACTGTAAAAGCAATCAACTCGGTTGATGGCAATGTGCCACAAATCACCAGTGGTACGAAACTTATCCGTTTGTCTACTGCTCATGCAGAGAAATCGGCCCAAGCGGCTCCATTCAATATGTCTCCAACAACCAGACGTAACTACTGTCAGATCCATATGGCACAAGTTGAGGAGACTGTTCTACATGGTCTACAGAAGAAAAAAGTTGCAATGGACTTCTCTACTTACAAAGAGCAGGCTATCTATGACATGAAGTATGCCATGGAGAGAACAAACCTTTTCGGTGTCAAAGGTATCACATCCAACGAGGATGGTGAGGCTGTATACTTGTCGGAGGGTGTTTGGCATCAGTGTCCTAATGAGTTCAACTACACTAAAGATAAACCTATGGACAATGCCTCATACGTAGCAATGACAAGAGCTATCTTTGATAAGAACAACGGCTCGGAGTCAAGATTCTTCTTTGTAGGTTCAGGCTTGCTTGAGGCAATGAGTTATGTTGAGGGTTACTCAAAACAGTTGGCGGCTTCAAAAGTAGAGGTTGTTCATGGAGTAAAAGTAAGACGTATAGTGACTGACTTCGGTGAGTTGCTAATCAAACCTATGAGTTCTCTATTTGAGGGCAGCATGGCTGATAATGGTCTTGTCCTTGATATGAACTACGTGGTTAAGTATGTGAGGGAGGCCCTTCATACTACAGAACTTGACCTTGACAAGACAGGCCAAAGACGTGTTAAGGCAGTGCGTCTGCTTGAGGATTATGCTTTGTTCCTTGAGAACCTACCTACTCACCATAGAATTGTTGGTGCTTAATAATATTCCATGTTTTATTAACCAAAGGGAGTGGAGTTATTCCCTCCCTTTTTAAATATCAATATTTATGAAAAGGAAAATATATGAAACAATAGGATATAGGGCGCGTTTGAATATCCCTGTTACTATTGGTAAGAGAGTGCAGAGGGTTGAGTTCTCTAATGGAGGGTTGACCTCATCTGGCCCAGCACGTTTCATGACATGTGAGGATGCTTTGCAGAAAGCCCTGGAAGCATCTCCTCTATTCAATAAAACCTTCCGGTTGAAAAGCACTATTGATCTCGGTGAAAAGAAAAAGATAGAGACCGTGCCACAGACAAATGCGCTAGATACAGAGGTGAATCCTGTGGCAGATACTGCAGATACTGCAGATACTGAAACATTGACATTCTCAAATTTCAATGAGTTGAGGGATTATCTTGTAACAGAGCATAATTGTCCGGTGGCAGAAGTAAGAACATTGGATTTGGCTATGGCTACAGCAGCCAAACTGAATCTTAAAGTTGAAATTTCAAAATAGTTGAGTATGGACAGGGTAGCATTAATAAATAAAGTCAAGGTCAGAATTGATGAGATTTCACCTTTAGATACTCCAATATATAATGTTGGTGTTGCGGATGATAAACCGGTAGATAATATTATTGATTCGCTATTGGATGAGTGTGCTGTTGAAATATTATTAATGGCACCATTTAATAGAATTGACGTTACTCAAGCCGCTACCTCTGTCCATATTACTCAAAGTAATGTAAATCCTACAACAGGGCTTATTGAAGTTCCTGATGATTTCTTAAGGTTAGTATCACTTAAGATGAGTGATTGGCAGAGAGATGTTACAGAACTTTCAATAAAAGGGGATGAATTATCTAGACGTCAATCAAATAAATTCCTTCGTGCTGGTGTATCTCGTCCTGTGGGTGTATTGGCTAAGAATGATAAAGGAATGTATATTGAATATTATTCCACATTTGAGCAAGAACATAAACTGGTAGACTTTTCATATATAGCAAGAAAAACTGCAGAGCAGATAGATAATATTCAGATAATTGAAGCAATGTGTTGGTTATGCGCCTCTAAGGTTTTGACAATTTTTGGCAAAAGTGGTGAGGCTGCTTATAATAATGTTCAAAATTTGATGGTATGATAAATGCTAACCAATGGTATAACATATTAAAAACATCAACTGTTCCTTCGTCAACTGGAGTCAGACTGGAAATATCATTATTCCAGGTAGAATTCATAGTTACAGTTGATTGGGGAAATGCTGTTATAACATTAGTGTCTAGTAATGTTGCATCAACTTTTCTGATGGCTTTACGGTTGAGAAGTGTAGGTGGGGTATTTTTTATTGATTTTAAAACCGATAGGAGTTTTGATACATCTGTAAATATATCTCTACTTAATAGTAATTATTGGGTAGTAACAACAATCAATACATCAGTATCAGGTGAGATATTATGTCTAATTGATGATATATCAGAATATCTTCCTGGAGAGCAAATGCAGGAATGTTTATTAGAGATAGATGAAAACGGTTATGCTTATGTAAAAGCTGGCCGAACATTGAGGGCTAGTAATGTACTTGTAGATAATAATATCGTGTCTTTAGGTGAAGTATCTGCGCAAATCGCATCAGATAAGCCGGTTGAGGGGGGAGTAAAAGATTATTCTTTATTAGAAAACAAACCTAAAATCAATGGCGTTACACTTGAAGCTGGAAATAATGTATTTGATTTTCTGACAAAAGAGTATGCTGAAGAAAATTTTTTAACTACCGATAATCTATCAGAGTTGCTTGATGGTTTCGCAACAGTTGATTCAGTTAATGAATTACTTAACGATTATGTTACCATTATTAAAGTAAATAAGCTGCTTGAGGATTATGCTACTCTAGATAGTCTAAGTTCTATTGATAAGGATGTTAGCCTTTTAAAAGGTTATTTTACTAATGGATCAGCAAAATCAGCACTTAAGTTAAATGATAGTGCTGATTATAAAGCTTGGGGACAGACATTTTTTACAGCTGGTAAGCCAAAAACTCTAAGTGGCAATATAAGTAATGCCGGAAATATAACCCCAGATTCTAGTGTTACATATGATATTGGATCAACTTCTTTACAATGGAATAATCTATATGTTAAGTCGGCCTATATAAATAATGCAGATGTAAATGATTATTTAAGAATTAAGCCATCTGATAAAAATTACGGATCTTATCTATATTTTGGAGATGGTTCTAATGCATATATATCTGAAACGTCTGATAATACACTGACTATTTATGCGAAAAGTGAGCTTCTTTTAAATGATGTGCATATAGATGCGATAGGGGTGGCTACATTTAATAAACAATCAATTCATAATGAAGGAATAAAAATAGGTGATGCAACTATTGTATGGGATGGTGTAAGAGAATGTTTGGTTATTGATAAAAATATTGTCTCTATTGGTGAGGTATCTTCAAACAGTAGCGTTGAAGGTGTGACTACTATTGAGGATGATGTAACATTTAAAGGTGATGTAATATTTGATGCTACGGTACAGATGAATACTGGTTGCTTCATTACCTCTGTATTGCAAGTCGGTGATATTAATAGAGCTACTGGTGCCACAATTTATGGAAATATTACTGGTTATTTATCCAGTTTAATATTATATAATCCTCTAGGAACAATGTTTGGAACAATGTCTTTTTTGAATGACGGATTTATGAATTTTTCCTCTTCAATTAGATGTGTCTCTTTAGTTCAATCTTCGGATGAAAATCTTAAACATAAGTTGGAAGATGTGTGTTTATCTTCTAAGATAATTGCAGAGTCTCCTATGTTTAAGTTTAGATGGAATAATCAAAATGATAACACTATCCATATTGGAACATCCGCTCAATATTGGAAAGATCATGTACCCGAACTGACTTTTTTATATTCTGGTCTATATAGCTTGGATTATAGTACATTAGGTGTAATGATGGGACATGGTAATGCAAATGATATACAGGCTATATTGGGTAGGCTTGGTAAAATAGAAGAAATTTTAAACATATAAAATAAATCCATAATCTTTAAATGTATAATTATGATAGTAGGTAAACATTCTGCAATAAAAGGGATAGGATTACTCTTTTATGTAATAATCACATTACTTGTGCTTATTTGCACTTGCATCTCTTCATTGGCATGGGGAATTGTTGGCGTGATTAACGCATTGATTAACTCATGGATTATTGTCTCTCTCTATAAATATTGGAGTCGGGGGTAAATTCGTATTCTAATTTTTGAAATTATGATAGAGGATATTGTTATACGTGGAGCAGAGATAAAGCTTAATATCCATATTGATCCTATTGATGGTGTCACAATGGATGATTATGATTTCTTCTGTGAAGCATTTGTGCAACCTGCTAAAAATATTATCACTGTGAGAAAAAGTGATATGAAGAGGGTAGATGAAAGCAATTATATAATGCTTATTGATACATTAAAACTGTCTTCCGGAAAGCTATGCATTAAGGTTGTCGCTAGTGTTCCTGATGGGGATTTTGATGATCATATTAGGACAGAAGTTAGCTGTATACACACGAACATTAATATAAAAAAATGTTAAAATGGGTTGTATAAATGTTAAAATAGCTTTATTTAAGAGAGTAACTCCTATTATTAACAAGGTTAATTCAATATTTAACATTCAGATCTCTCGCAAAAATTTAGTAAATGTTGAGGTTGCTAAGTTGAATAGGTTTAATGTTAGTTGTGGCCTTATCTGTTCTGTTAATAAATCCGAATATATAATATTGAACAAATCTATATTATGGTTGGTTCCGGAGAACAATTATAGCGAAGAACTTGTTATTTATTCAAATACTGATTGGAAAATTAATTAATAAATATTATGGCTAAACCAATTTGGTTAAATGTATCCCCTTCAAAGGGGTCTGGAAATGGAATTATAAGCAATAGTTCTACCGCTCATACAGGGCGTTTGTTAAGAGAGGGAATAGTGACTGTTACCGGTTCTGGTGTTACAACACCAGCAACATATAATGTTATTCAAACACCTCTTGCGGAGTTTGTAGCCTTTGATAATGGTGCAGAAATGGCTGTTACTAAAGATGGTGGTAAGGTGATTATTACAGGTAAATCAAACTCTGAATCGTTGCTATTTGCTTGGGTAGGTAGTTCTGATGTAGACCTTCCTACTAATTATACTGCTGCTGGTAAAGTAACAGTTAATGGTAATGCTATTGAGGGAGACCCAGGGGCTGTATCTCAATATGAGTATAATATTGAGATAACTTTGCCTGCTAATAATGATGTTGATGAAGTTACACGAACTTTAAAAGTTACTGCAAATGGCGGTCAAAGCGCACAAATAGCAATCAAACAATCTGCTGGCGATGCTTACTTGTATGTATCTCCTACTAAGATTACTATTCCGCAAGATGGCTCTGCTGTTTCAGTTGAAATTACATCAAATACTGATTGGAGTGTATCATAGTAAGTTATGGCAACAACTACAATTAAGTGGAATGAGGGCGAGGGTAATATTGTCACTACCTATGATGGTAGTGGCAATGGCCCTATCTCTATTATCTCCGATGTCCCTAATGAGGGGTTGGATAGAGAGCAAGCAATTAATATTAATACCACCAGAGGCAACAATCCTAAAGAGGTAATTGTTAATGTAAAACAAATAGGATTGCGCGAAGAGTATATAACTACTGATGAAGGTGCGTATATAACTGCTGATGGAGAGATTTATGGATGTTTAAAACAATAGAATATGGCATATAGTGGAAAACATAAAGGTTCAGAGATAGATAAGTTGTTAGATAAAGCTAAGACAGCAGTACAGCCTGAGGATATATCTAATGAAGTTGTTATAGGTGATTCTGAACCACAAGATGCAGATATATGGATTGATACATCTGAGGATTCTGGAGATTCTGGAGACTCTGAAAATGGCATTAATACTCCTATTTTGGATGCGCCTGCTGATGGTAAATCTTATGTCAGGAAAAATAATGCGTGGTCAGATGTAAGCAACGAATTATCAAAATATCTTACTAAAGATGATTTCAATGCTAAAATACAATTTGTTACACAAGCTCAATATATAGCGTTGGGTAATGTAGTTAACTCTAATGGTGTTATTTACTTTATAACTGAGTAGCTATGATTAAAGGCAATGATTTAAAAGTAGTAGCCATTAAGAGGAATGAAAAAGATATAATCAGTGTCAGAAAAAATGGCATTGAGTATTTTCATAATTCGCTTTTTGAAAAAAAATATACAATAGTTGAGTATATACAATCTGATGGAAGTCAGTATATTGACACTGGGGTTTCAGGAGGCACTAATGCGGCTTATGAGATTGATTTTAATAAATTAACCGTATTTATTGGTTATGAGCATTATTTAGGAGGAGATAATCCTCCAATGAACATCCCAAAATTGTTTAATTATACTACGTCTACGTCACAAATAGTATGTGAAACTAATAGTACAAATTTAAATCTGGGCGTGAGGAACAATACCAGAAATGTGGTTACTGTGAATTCTGACGGCTCAATATATTTAAATGGCAGTGAAAAAGCATCAACTTCAAGTACAATAGCAAGCAAATTCAAAGGTAAGGGATGGGGAGATTCTACTTGGTGGGTATTTGGACATCATGGAGAGCCTAATTTAAAATCATCTATGCGGTTATATTCTTTGAGGATGTATTCTGATGGAACTATTATTCGTGATTTTATCCCAGTAAAACGTAACGCTGATGGTGTATATGGATTGTGGGATAAAGTATATGAAAAATTTTATATTTCAGAATCTGGAGTTGATTTTACAGGAGCATAAAAATTAATATTATATGAGTAGGTTAAAATATAAAAACCCTAATTACACAGAGGGTGGAACAGAAGAAAAATGGTTGACATTTGAAGTTGAGTTTGCAGAATCTGACCCTGTGTTTAAAGCAAGTGCAGCGGCAAATATTACTACTAATGATATTGATAGTTGGAACGGCAAATCTGATAAACTTATTAAGATTGAACATGGCACTAATGATACAACTTTTGAGCTAACACCTAATGTATATCACGTTTGGGGAACAGTTAGCAGTCTTACTTTAACTCTTGCAGCACCAAATAATAATGCTATTTATAATGAGTATATGTTTGAGTTTACAAGTAGTAGTTTAAGTACTACGCTTTCTTTGCCGAGCAATATTCAGTGGGTTAGCGAGCCTAATATAGAGGCAAATAAAGTGTATCAATGCTCAATAGTTGGTAATATAGGTATAATTGTAACTGCTAATTTGCTTTAACTATGGATATGAGGTTTAGACGTAGATTGATGTCGCATTTTTTAAATAGTCGTTTAAATATCGTTAGATATTTAGAAGATGATTATATATATATACCTAATGGAATAAGTAGCATCGACTTATTTATAGTTGGTGGCGGTGGCGGTGGCGGACATCATAGTAATTCTTCTAATATTGCAGGACATGGAGGAAATGGTGGAGAAGTAAAACATTATTATGATATAGCCGTTACTCCAGGCATGGGTATAGAAATATCAATCGGTTCTGGAGGAACAGGTGGAACTAAGTCAGGAAAAGCTACAACAGCAAGAGGAACAGCAGGTGGTAATACCGTTGTAACAGTAAATGGTAATACATATATAGCACAAGGTGGATCTGGGGGCACAAACGGCTCTATAAGTGTAGAACCAATTGACTCTCAACCAATAGGTAATGTTGGAGGAAAGAGCGCAAGACCAGGCTACGCACAAGGTGTAGCCGGCACGCAAGGTATTAGATGTGAATTAGATGAATTTGATTTGAATTATTATGGTGCCAGCGGATCTGGTGGTGGTAATTGTAATCAATTTACACCTATACTTATAGTGGGAGGAGAAACAGGTGGAGGATATGGTGGTTATGGTGCAAATAATGATGCTACTAATACTGGTGGTGATGCTACTTTCTACGGCGCAGGTGGTGGTGGAGGAGGATTCAACTCTAAACATACAACAGGCGCAGGTGGTAAAGGTTATCAAGGTATTGTTATTATAAGGTATAATAGATAATTATTATGAAAAAATACATAAAAAATAAAGAAGTTAAATCCGCAAATAGGATTGTGATTATCAAAGATGGCATGCAGATATTCAACCCATCGGAAGAATTAATATTGGCAGATGGTTGGGAAGAGTATATACCTCCTGTAGGTTCAACTGAACCTACTTTAGATGATGTAAAAAGAGAGAAGATAAATAATATCATAGAGTATGACACTTCTATTGACGTTGAAGAATTCTATATTAATGACATATCCCTATGGCTTGATAGAGAAGAGCGAGCTACTTTGGAAAGAAGATTTAAAGTTGAACAAAAACAAGGTATTGAGAACACCACTCTTTGGAGAAATGGAATTGCCTTTCCTCTCATAATAACGGATGCTCTACTTATGCTTGACGCATTAGAAATGTATGCTATACAATGCTACGATAATACTCAAAGGCATCTTTCTACTGTCGGTAATATGACAACTAAAGCAGAAGTAGAGGATTATGATTATAAAGTTGGTTATCCTGAAAAGTTGAGGTTTTAAATAAATTTAATAAATCCATGAAGGAAATGATTCTATATGCTTGGCAGTTCCCTCAAAATATCATCGGGGTGATTATGCTTAATTTATTTAAGCCTAAATTGCGCCATATTCTTGATAATGGAGTTGAGATTTATTATTCATCCAGTAAAACAGGGGGAGTTTGTTGGGGTAAGTATGTCATAGTCAATATAGGTTATTACCGTAGGGATATAAATGAAAGTTTGAAAAGAGATATAGTAAGGCATTATGCATTGGGTAAGTCAAAATTATCCATGTCGCTTGGGTGGTTTTATCTTCTTTTTATAGGATTCTCTTTTATGGATAAATGTGCTGATAAGATTCAAAATATGAAATAATAATATATAAAAATAAGACAGGCCATAATATGATCCTGTCCTATATTATTGCTTAACATTATTGTCGTAGTATTAACAATATAAATATTACGATGGTTCAATGTTGAGCAATTATTTTACACACTTGTTAGATCTGATATCAGAAATAACAGAGATAGATAAGGATATAATTCTGTCATCCTGTAGAAAGGTTGAGGTTGTTGATGCGAGATCTCTTCTGGTTTATATACTTATATCTGAAGGATTCTATCCTAATAATATTGCTCAGATAATGGGTATAACTCGCGCTGGCGTTTGTTATTTGCATTCCACATTCAATGATAGATTGCGTTCTAATCCTTTGCTTGGCCGATACCTTAAGGATGTGAAAAAGCAACTTGAAAGCAACTTGAAAGCAACTTGAAAGCAATTGATTGTCAAGCTTTTTTTGTATTGCCAATTTTGTGATGCGGTTGATATTGATCGTAATTATAAAATTTTACAAATTATGGATTCTGAAAGAAAGGACAACACAAGAGGCATCGCGGTTGGTGGCCTAGTGACAGGTATTACAAGCCTTGGAACGCAACTCCTTAATGGCGGATTGGGCAACTTCTTTGGTGGCTGTAACAACAACTGCCAGGGACAGCCAAGCATCTATACTCTTCAGGAAAAAGAGTGCTCTGACAACTTGGAGTTAACCAAAGCTATTTATGAAAGCCGTTTGAGGGATATTGCCGAACTTAATGCTTTCCGCGAGAAAGACATTCAAGAAAAATTCGGTTTGTATCAGAATGATAACGCCAACTACAACAAGTTGTTGGAGCGTATTCAGAAACTAGAGACCAATGAGGCGGTTATGGCCGCTGTTGAGCCTTATCGTATGAAGATAATCAACGATAAGATTGCTCTAGAGGCTGAGAGAAGATGTTGCGCTGACAATAAGATTGTAGGTTATCTGAATGGTAATTTCCAACCATTGTATGTTGCGGATATTACTCCTGCAACTACCAGCACAGAAAGGACTATTTTCAATCCTCTATGCGACTGTTGCGGCACAGGAAGATTCTAACCTTTAGGGAGGTGTAATGCCTCCCTTTTAACATTAATATTATGGTATATAGTGATATTATTAACAATGATCCATTGTTGGGAGGATTCCAGCAGGAGAGATCACAATTGATAGAGGAATATAGAAGACGGATTGAGACTACAGGCTCTCGTACTCCTCTATGGGATAAGATAGATGCTGAGATAGCGCCTCTTACTGATGAGCAAAAGAAGGTAGTTTTTGGTGACGAAGATTATATTGCAATTCAGAATGAATTGGCAGCTATGGTGCAAGAGCAGATATTACGTATAGTGAAACCTCAGATTGAGGGTAGTGAGAACGGTAGAAAACTTCTTGAAAAAGTATATGATATAGCTGTGATGGCCAAGAAAAAGGCCATATCAGCAACCAATAAGGAGATGGAACTGTTCAAACAGTGGCAACATTACTCTGTTGCTAATCCTGATGCAACATACAATGATTTCTTGAAAGCAGTAAAGAAAAAGAAATAGTCTATGGAGAAAAGAGAACAAATACTCAAAGGTATATCCAGGTGGATAGATAGCAAGGTAGATGAACTTGCCGGTGGTAATATATGGATGGCAATGGCTGCAAACCCAATTAAAAGGGTGGCTAAAGAGTGGTTGAATACTGCGGTCCCTATAGATATGCTGGAATTGTTATTATCCAGTCATGGGGTGATAGATGCAGATGTATTTGCAGATGAAGTTATATCTGCCATTAACAATGCCCCTAAGGTTGAGAAAGAGTTTAATGGTATACTGTTGAGCCTAAATCAAGGGGTTATATCTGTGGAGTTTCCTAGCAATAGTATTGTAAAGGGATTATTGAATGGAGATAATGTGCTTAATTTCAGGGAATCTGATATTCGGGAATTGGCACAGTATATTAACGAAAGTAAAAATGAATGATTATGTATAAGAAAATGCTGGAAGAAGCCAAAAATAAAGGACTTACTTCCGAAAAAATGATGTGGGATGGAGTAGATAGCGTTGAGGATATGTTATGTGTTATGAAAAAAGAGCATCCGGATATGTACTGGAAGTTCATACGTAAACAGCATGGCATTCTGTTTAGCAAACACTACTCCGAAGAGTTTGCCCAGCATGATACGGCTCAACTCAGATATACCAACAAGAATGGTGAGAGAAAAGAAGGTGCCTATTGGACCATAGAACAGGTTGAGGATGCAACAAAAAAATATGTATTTCCTGCTGGGGTCAACAAGTATGACAAGTGGGTTGCATTCAATGTTGCTTACAGCGATCTGTGTAGGAAGATGGATGATGCCCAGGTGTTGGATACTGCTTATCTGTTCTTTTTTGCCGATGAAGATTGGGGGGAGAATTCATCAACCAAGATATGGGATTATATGTGTTGTAAGTATAAAGCAATGTAGCAAATAGCGGCCTAGTGCCGCTTTTATTTTAGGGTAAAATAACCATTTCAATTAATGGATTGATATGACTTTTGTAATGATGGTTATTTTAAAAGACGAAAATACGTTAGCTCAGAATCTGGAGCTTATACGACAAGCATTAGGCGAGTCTTATTGTATCATTTCTAATGGTGCAATAGGAAATGACTTGGGTTATCTGTGTAATAGTAAGAAGATAATATGGTGGAGTAAAAATAAACCTATCAACAGAGACTCTGTAGTAAGAATAACTGATGAACAAAGACGTAATTCTTCGTATGGGATAATTGCAGAGAGTGTAAATATCTTGAATGATGAAAGCAAACATCAGGTTTTAACCAGGGCTATAAATAATGATTTTGGCTGGTCCTATGATAGGCCTATTGGTAAAGATGATAGCCAATATAGATTATGGGATTTCAACGGGTATCAAGAAAATGCAGTAAATCCTTTGTATTTTAATGTTCTGGGAGAAAATTCGGGTGATGTGGAGATAAAGTTTGCGTCAGGTGAGCTACAGAGAGATGTAAACTTTGAAATTGGAGCATATGGTGATAATATATTGCCTGAAGGTAACATTACTTTGTCGGATCTGACAGCTATGATTGGCGACCAGTCTGATCTTGGAGATAAAGGCTATGAGGATAAAGGTTATATGTTATTGTATAGAGAAGAGGGTAGTGATACAACATCTGATACCGGTATAGATGATGAAAATGGTGATATAAAATATCCACTAGTGTCAGTTGATGAGTTCGGTAATAAAGTTATGAAGGCTGTTATTCCCATCAAGATGAAGGTAAATAAAACTTATCTTATCGCAGGTGTCTTGCTTAATACGCAGTCAGCAAATAATTATTTATTTCCGATGAGAGCTATTAAAGTTGTCACATCTAAAGCCACTGAAGATGCTACTGTGGTTCTTGTTTCATCTGGTGTTGAGGATTTTGATTATGTGGCCAAGTTTAATATTACTTCAACATTCAATGCTGTGAGTAATATTACCGTTAGTGCTTATTTGAAAAGATATGGTTCTGGAGAGAATATATTGGATACTTATGAGTTTAACGTAATTGATATTCCTACTCAGAATATAGATTTAGGTTCAAGCTCTATAATCACTTGCACTCTTTATGACTTGAAAGAAATTTTAAAAAGTTATACTACAGATACATTTGTTGTGGATATTGATATTATAATCAATAAAGGAAGTGTAGGTATTGTAAATTATAATTTTACTGAAGACGTAACTAATATTTTTGATTAACATATAAAATAAATGATATGGCAAAAATTAATTTTAATACTCCATTAAAAAGACTCAATGGAGAACCTATAGTTGAAAATGGAATAGTAGTCACTGCTGGTGTTTATTTGGCAAATGGACTTGTTAACCAAAGGGTAAGTGATAGAGCTATGCAGACATATGAGCTGGCTACAAAGATCTATCAAGCTAAAGACGAAATAGAGATTACACCATCTGAGAAAGATATTATAGTAAAATATCTTGAGAGTAGCGATTCTCTTATTCCTATTCTTGCTAGAGCGCAAATCTTATCTATCGTAAATAAGTAACATAACAGATAAATTCACTATGACCGACTTTATAAACGGTGGCTTATCTGAAATTGGATCATTCATAGCAGGTTCAGGTATAGCCACTATTGCTGTTACCATTATTAATAAAATTAAGGATAAAGGGCAAAGAAGAAGCGAATTTGCCGATTTCCTTGATAAAATCAATACTATGTTCACCAAGACTGTTTCTGCTATGGAAACAACTTACCAGACCATGGAAACAACTTACAAATCTATCATTGATAGTGAACAAAAGGCTGTTGAGATAGCGAACAAGAACTTTGAGATGTCCTCACAGCGAGAAGAAAGGCAACTCAATATCATTAATGGTGACCGTAAACGCCAGGATAAGTTGGAGAAAAAAAACGCCAGAAAAAGAGCAATCATCAATAAAGCATATGAGTGCGACATAGTTAAGAACTCATCATCACCTACCGAGGTATGCTCTGTTCTAAGAGCTAATGCGGATTATTATCAGCAGAGAAGTCATTGCGAAAATTGCATAGAGGATATAAAAAAATTATCGGATGGTAACAACATTACAACAGATATGTAAAGTTCTACATGTCAAAGAAAATAGAATTGAGCCATTTTATCAATGGCTCTGTCTTTATATGGAGCAGTATGGTATTGAGGGCCCGTTGAGAGAGGCAGCCTTTCTGGCGCAGATAGCACATGAGAGTGGCCGTTTTTATTATACGGAAGAGATTGCATCTGGCGCTAGGTACGATACAGGTGCTTTAGCAATAAGGTTGGGAAACACACCACAGGCTGACGGTGATGGCCAGAGATATAAAGGAAGAGGTTTGATTCAGTTGACTGGACTGCATAACTATAAGAGCATTTCTCAAGATTTAGGTATTGATTTTGTGAATAACCCAGAACTACTAAAAGAGCCTCAATATGCTGTTCTGTCGGCTTGCTGGTTCTGGAATATGAAAAAACTTAACATCTTGGCAGATGCTCAAGATATTACCGGCATTACAAGACGTATAAATGGAGGTTATAATGGTTTAACTGAACGGATTAATTTTTATAATCAGTTCTTGAACGAATTGGGTGAGGATGACGTATGATGAAAGATGTATTGAAAATAATAACTGTATTCCTGGTAGGTTTATGTGTTGGGGCGCTTATTCTTTTCATGAAAAAAAAAGCTGAACCAATTGTTCAGGTTGTAAAGGAAATCGTATATGTTGACACCAATAGAATACCGGAGCCTGTATTTGTTCCGGAACTCACCATTATTGAGGATTATGTATTGATTGAGAATCCGGATCTGTCTGCAAGGGATACTCTTCCAACAGTGCAATTAAAGAAAGAAACCAAAACTTACAAGGATAGTACATATATGGCTATTATAAGTGGGTATAATCCTTCGTTAGATTACATTGAAACGTATAATCGGACCAAATATATTACCATAGAGAAAAAGTCTCGCAAATGGCTTATTTCCGCTATCGCAGGAGCCTCCTTTATGGGAACTGGTGGTTCTGCTTATTGTGCCGGCCAGATAGGGTATTATAATAAAGGATGGGGATTATCCGGACAATTCGGGAGAGATTTTACAGCAAAGCAAAACTTTGTTGGAGTTGAAATTTCAAGAGATATAATATGGTGGTAAAAATAAAAGTGGTCAAATATGACCACTTTTATTTTATGATAGCGAGGAAACAGATAGTTTAATAGGTTTGTCGGCAGCTAACCAGGCAATAAGTGCAGCATCACGTTTCTCCTGGTTGGTAGTTCTATCTTTGATAGGCATGATATTGACAATCTCTTTATGTGTGATCTTCCGGTTAGGACCATTCCAGCATTTTTTGAATGGAGGCTGTCTTCTGATTGGCATTTCAAGAATTTCTTTCACAAAGTGATATATATCCTGCTCAATTTGATGGTTGCGTCCAAGATCGTATCCTTTTGCGCTGATGACCCTTTTGCTCTCATATTGATTTAACAGGTGCCAGTTATGCTGTGTGCCTGCGGAATATTCAATCACTATTTCAGCCGAGATGTTCTCCTTTTCACAGAGTGCAGATAGCCGGTTGAGATAATCAATGAGTTCTACGAAGTTGAGGTTCATTAGAGTGATTTCCTCGGTCTTAACATCTAGAACAGCAACGCCACTGGCTGTAATATCCGGATCAATGCCTATAATAATATCTTTCTTTGCGTATCTCATAAAACCTGCTCTCATTTTCTGTCCAATATTTCTAAAAATGTATCAGCAAGATTGATGGCTTTGATACATAGAGTGTAGTTTGGAACATCATCCTCTGATATATTTTTGCCAAACAATTCAATTTTTTCCGCTTCTGATAGATTAGGGAACACCTCTAACATAATCTTGATTTCACTATTTACAATTTTATTGTTAATTAAAGAGGTCAATATATCCTTCGCAACATCATACCGTCTTGCATCTGGACAAGGAACAATGTTGCAAGATCCTATATTTTTACTTGAGTAATGACTGTTTTCTTCCATTGTTATAAATGATTAATTGCTTCCAGGTAGGTTTTGTAGAAGCGTGGTTTACCTTCCTTTTTGTTGGTCCAATCCCTGATTTTCCAAGGACTGAACCAATATCTTTTTATCTGAATAAGAAACAGCGTAGTATGCGTTTCTATCCGGTCTTCATCATGATTGAACTGGTTGTATATACGTATTACTTTGATTCGCGTTTTCATCATTTGGAGATGTTATATAGATTAAAGAACAGTTGCAAAATGTGTACGTGTGTTATAGTAATCTGTTTCTTGTGAAAAATAAATAAGTATCCATCATCAGTCTGCTCATCGTATATAAGTTCCATTCCATCGGGATGTGTGAAAGTGTATTTTCCGGAATATCCTTCTATTGGGGCTTTAATGAACCTCATATTGGTCAGGAATCTCTCAGTTAGAAGCATTGGTGATGTCTTCTCAAGTTTACATAATGTACATTCACCCTTGTGTTCTCCTTCAAGGAGATAAAGCCGGTAGTCTGTCTGTTGGTTGTATGGGTTATGAGTAATGCCCATAATAACTGCCATCACCGGTTGAGGTTGCGTATTGTATAAAACAACAGATCCTAGTGTGAGTCCATTGAAGGGTATATTAATATTTTCAGTTTTCATATTATCATCTGTTATCTCCGCTTCCGGATATCATGTTTCTTTTTTTACGGGAGGATAGTTTGTTAATGTTTATCTGAGCAATATCTTCTAAGGTGTAGTCAATATTGTGAGCTAGAGTTGCTATGTACCATAGACAATCACCTAGTTCTTTTGCAATCTCCAGACGATTATCATCCGAGAATTCTCTATTGTTATCCCTTAGAACTTTTTTGATTTTCTCGGCCACTTCTCCTGCTTCACCATTGAGGCCTAAAGCCGGATAGATTATTTTTAAATCTTCGGGAAAAGTGGCTGTCTCTAGCGCTTTTTGTTGGTATTCGTTAAGTTGCATAATGTCTTTGCTTGTTTTAAGGTTATATTAGGGTTATCTTTTAATAGTTTGATGAATTTCTCTCGGCCTATCTTTCTATAAATTGGTATCCACTCAAGTTGTACAAGATCTGCAGGCTCACCTGGCTCAATGGCTTTTCTGTTATCTCCTACGTAATACCGACTACCAGGTGTGGATAATGCGAAAAGATCTATACCATATTGATTGACTATTCTATAGTTTTTGCTATTGATTGTGCATCCTCCATAATATCGGGCTATAGAATACTGACTATTGGCCCAATATTCTTCAGTCATTATTATTGGTATCTGTGTCATAACTCTATGATTACGTAAGTATATTGTTTATATTGTTTGATAGTTGTTTCTGCTGTTTCCTTAGCCGCTTTAAAGCTGCCAAGGTATTTTCTTTGCATGCAAATCTTGTTATTCTTGTAGAAGGTTATCATCCATTTTTGCTTCATAATTTTTAATCTCCATTATTGTCATTATACAATAGGATGCCATATCTCTTAATGTATCCTCTAGGCTCTCTCCAAGATTGTCAATATCCGGATTAGTAGCAAGGTTGCAGAGTCTGTTATGCTTATCGCTGATACGTGTGATCGCGGATACAATTCCCAGTTTTTGATACGTCTCTGAGAAACTATTGCCATATGCTTTGTTCTTTTTCTCATATAGTTCACCAAGTTCTGTGGCAATCTGCTTAAATTTTTCAACTTGATTCATATTATATAGGTTTTTCGGTTATTTTTAATATTTGATTACCAGTACATGGGCATGAAGGAGTTGAGAAACCAACAAAAGGGCATTTACCTTCAAGGGCGCAACCAGTACATTTTATTTCGGAGTGAAAATGCATGATGTCATATTCAATATCTTCTTCATTGATAAGATCATCAACGTCAATATAATCTATATTTGCTCGTTTCGCACACTGCAGGTCGCTATCCGAGAATTGCTTTGTCTTTCCACTGGCATCACCGATCATAAGAGCCTCGCCACGCGGTATATTATATTCATAAATAAAACCATTTACCATCCCAGGATTTGGTTTGCGATTGGCGCTGTTTGGATCATTACTAGAACAATAGCAAGCATCAGTTGTGATACCTGTATATTCATAAATACAACCTATCAGGTAACTGATTTTTTTATTAAACATTTCTTTATCAACAAAACCCTTTTCTATTCCACCTTGGTTACTTACAATAAAAAGCCGTTGAGGATTAAGTTCTTTTATTCTATCAAGAACTGTGAAATTAATTTTCATATCCCAAATTCCTTCTGGAAATGTTTTGCCGGTAATAGTATTAATCAGTGTGCCGTCAAGGTCGGCAAATATGTAGTTGTAGTTTTTCATTTTTTTAACTTTTTACATTTTATACATTGGCGGTAATACCTATGACCACCATAAAAACTTGGTTTATAATCGTGGATACACCAAAATTGTTTCCACTTCTCTTTGATTTTAAGTATTAAGTCTCCGAACATTTTTCTTCCTCCTTTAGTTTGTTTTTCAACATCTTTACTATATCCCCTCCAACATAATTGGTATCGTATCTTTCCTCAATCCAATTAAGCACCTCTAACAGCGTTTCTTTTTTAATCCTTTTTGCTGTCTTTCCCACTGCGTACAGAAGTGCCTGACCTTCGTTGGTGTCATCACGCATCTCATTCTCCTTTCGCATTGTATTGTGCATTACAGCAAGGAAGTTGTAAGACATTTCTGCAAGTAAGAAATCTCGCACATTCAACTTTAAATCTATCCCGTACTTATTGTATAGGTCTGCAAGTTCTTTAATAAACTTTTCGGTCTGCGCCCAAGGTCTAATAAAATCATCATGTGTATATATCATAGGTGTTTTATTTGTTGGGCTCTGTGGCGTTTCTCCGTTCATTTTTCTTCCTCCAATTTTTTTATATTTGCAAATGTTAGCCATACCAAAGCGGGTACACCAAACACTTCATCTAATTTCTTAGCATACTTAAAAGCCAATTCTCTTTTGTCGCTTATAACCTCACTCAAAATGACTTCGGATATACCCGTTTTCTTGCTAAGTTCTTTTTGATTCAGCCCTGCGTCGTAGGCCAATATCTTAATCAGTTGTCCTACTGTCATTGTTTACCTCCTCTAATTCTTTAATTCTCATCCTTGAAAAATCTACTTTTCTACATCTTTCGCCAATCAACGCACAAATGGACGAATTTATACTAAAGGAACACTCTGAGCAGTCAGTTCCACCGACATACTCTGGCACATCTATTTCAATCTTTATTTTCATACTCTTTTACCTAAGTGAATAATAAATACATCTTCATTTGGTGCGCCCCATTCTGGCTTCCCTTTACCGATAGTTATTTTCTCCAATTCAAAAGTCATTGTTCGCTTTGTGTAACCGTAGGAGAACTTGACGTGGGTATAGTCTTTAGGGTAATGTTCGCAAGGGTTAGTCCATTTGCCAAGCATTATTTTCCTGAATACTATCCATTTATAATCACTCTTCAATGCTTTATAATCTATCAATCGTTTCTCCCAATATGGTTTAATTTCTCTGTAGTCTTCGGTCTTTACACCGCTTTCAATCATTTCATACCACTCTTTTTTGAGAGGTAGGCAAAGTGTTTTATTGTTCTTCATTATACTCTTTAATTTTCATCGTGGCGAGGTTAACAACTGAACATCTATGTAATCAAAACAGGTCCTGCTACACTTAATGTAATCAAGAGGACAATCTTCACAACTCATTGTCCCTCCCTCCTCCACCTCAATTATGAATTTCTTTGTTGCCATAACTTTTTACTTTAATAATATCAAGTTCAACATTTTTAGATGTTCTGTAAGACACCTCCATTGTTCCATTTATAAGGTCTTGTAGGGCTGCCACACATTCTTCATCGGTATAGTAAGAGTAAATTCCCAATACCATATTATCCAACCCTCTCACATTCCTTTCAAAGTCAATTATGGTGTAGATAACAGTCTTTGGCTTAAAGTTGTAAGGCTGAGTACATATAGCAAACCTATCATTTGCGGCCCTAACTTTGAATGGTTTTCTGCTTGCAGCAAACCATACACTATCGCCTTTATTTAATTGTTTCTTTATTGCCATAACTAATACGATTCTAATTCAACTTGTTTACTATTGTGATTAATATTCTCAATCCCGCTAATGATATTATAGCACTCACTACTATTACCTTCTAAGAAAGCTGTGAAACCGACTTCGTAGTCTTGTGGCATCTTCTCTAATTCCTTTATAAGTTCTGCTACTGTCATAATTACAAACTATTTCGCAATTCTATTTTGGCAATTTCTATTCTAAACGAGCTGGACCAATCTAATACTTCGGTATTATACGATAATATAAGACTTCTTATTGGCTCTAACAATGCACACTGATTTAAATCAAATCCAGTGATAAACATATCCATTGCTTGAGCATCAATATCTTTATCTTTGATAAACTCTACGGCTTCTGCATACTTGCCGTTATTAAGCAACTCAGCCATCTGCATCTTATCATTCCACATCATAATGATTTTAATAATTCTTCTTTGGTTGGGAAAATAAGTTCTTCTTTTCTTAACGCACAGCCATTTTCATCAAGCCCAATGTGGTAGTCTATAAGAACTTTATTGTCTTTTATTTCAATTACTATCCCAAATACTTTTACCTTAATCGGTTCTTTAAAAATATTTGCCACCCACACCTCATCCCCTACGTTGTATTTTGTTTCTATTATCATTTCCTTTCCTCCAGATAACCTTTGTTGAATTCATCTATCTTAATTAAATACTCAATAGATGATATTACAAGTTCGTAATAAGTTGCTACATTATTCTGATGGATATTATGTGTAATACATCCTAACTTATCTCCTTTCATTACTATCTCCATCAACCTGTGCAGGCTCCAAGCGGGGATAAATGTAAAAGGGCTTATTTCATAATTTACCTCATTGTTTAATTGAGAATATTCTTTGCATATAATGTTAAATTTTTCTTCAATAAATGGTAAACTTGCATTAGTGTATACCATATCAGCAGTCTCCTTCTTGAGACCTAACTTTAGCAACCTTTCTGATTGCTCTTTGGTGGTGCATATTTGAGATTTAAATTCCATAATACTTTCTTATTTTACTTTTTATAAAGGCAATAGGTACTACTACAATAGCCGCGGCCATAAACAAAGGCCAAAAAACACCTACTAAACCCAAATAGCCTTCCTCTCTTTCTATATAAATTTCTAAATTGGTATAAGAACTTGTCAGATAATTTTTACAAGCCTTGCAATAAAGAATAAGGTACACGACTAATGCTATGAGGCAATACCCACCGACAATTAGTAATGTTTTAATTAACTCACTCATAACTAAATCAATTTATTTAAACAATATTTTTCAATCATTCTCCAAGACTTAGCATCGTCTTGTTTAAGTGGCCGTTTGAAAATAACTTTCATTTTCCACCATTTTACGGCCTCATTTAAGAGTTCCGGTTGTAATACGATATTATGCTTGTCTGAAAAATACTTAACCATACTTGTTTTAAAAGCCTCTTCCCATTGTTGTTCTTGCAACTTCTCTCTCTTAAGGTGTAGTAATAATGGTAATATATTTACATAATATTTCCTTTGAGTTCTATCATTTAGATAAACATCTAACTCAGATACGCTAATCTCATCATAATTAATGGCGTTGTATTTATTAAATACCCAAGAAACTCTATTTTTTCTCTCGTGTGAGCCATTCCAATCCCACCAATAATTATTTTCTGGGCTATACTTAAAGAGCAATTTCCCTTCATACTCTTCAACAGAGTATAATCCTTGTTTCGGAGGATTAGGCATAGAATAATCGTTGTAATAATGCTTCAAATAATCACCACCATTTACATATATAATTCTACTACCTCTACATATATTATCACTCTTTTCTTTTAACCAAGTCTTAAAATCCTTGATGCCTGTACCTAAAGATTCTTCTGCATCAAAGATTAGATTAACACCGATATTCTTAACGATATTTACATTATGATTAGTTGGTTTAAAAATATCTGACTTATCAACTAATCCTTGTATTATCATACAGAAGAACAAACCCCTAAACTTCAATGAATCTAATTCCTCTTGCTTTAATTCTTCGTTACGCCATTTATTACTCAATATCTCATCCAATTTAGTCTTAGTAGGCATTACGGAATCATATATGCACAAGTTATCAGATTCAATGGAATAGATATTTTCCCCATTCCTTATGACAATAAAACTATGTTCGTTCCATTTGTTAAGTAGCGAATTAGTATATGCGTCATTAGAGTATCTATGATTGAATCTTTTAGGCTTAAAAACTACTACACATTTTTCTTCGGGCAAGACTATATCCCTATGTTTAGCGTCTTTTAGCCACTCATAGAAAGTTTCTTTCCCTTGATAATCCAAACCTTGACCACTGCTATTTATAATGGCAACCTCCTCATCCATAAAAAGTATTCTTTGTCTTATGCTAATGGGAGTATCTATTAACGCTGGCTCTCCCTCGCAAATTTGCTTAACTTCTACTCCCTCTCCGATATAGGCATTAAGAATATTAACAATCTCTTGAATGTTATGAATGGTTTTTCTTAGGGATTTTAAAATAGGTGCTAAAGAATCAATCTTTTCACTCATCATTCTCTCCATCTCTTTAACTCTACCTCTCATTAAGGACTGAACTGACTCCATTTTATCTTGAAGTAGTTGACTCTCCTCCAACATAAAACCTAACTTATCACCTTGCGTAATAAGCGATGTACTATCTTTTTCTTGGCAGTTTAATTGTTGTAAAAAGTCCGGATTGTCAAAACATTCGTTACACATCTTCAACACTTCTTCAAAAGGATGCAGTAATAGGGTATAGTAACTATTTTCTAATGATTTCGTGCTTTCGGATGGAATCCATTTATTCTGTGAAAAAGACCACTCTTCATAGTGATATCTATTGTATCCATCTACCTTTGAGAGTACTCTAATAATAGAATGGTCATAGTTGTAAATATAAATATCTCCCACCTGTGGAATATGACTATCCCTCATTTGTTTTGGGAGAGGTATTTCATTTATTTTTATCAGTTCATTAGTCATATCTAAATTATTTTTTATTTTGTTATTTGACAACTATTTATATTTATCTCTTTCCATATTTATTCAGTATTTCTTTACCTTTGTTACTTCTTGTATCAATATGTTCATCACAATAGTGTGACCTAAAAAATCGCCTTAAATGTTTACTGCAAGTGATTGTATCATTATCTCTATTGAGAATATGATAAACACAAGATGTGCAGTGTTTTCTGTTATGACCGTATTTACCTTTGTTTGGCATACCTATATCAATTTTATCTCCACCTGCTGCGGAGAGTTTTCAAAGGTTACTGAGGGGAAAAGGGTTTTATCTAATGAAAGAGTGCTATCAAGATCTCCTTCCCAAATAACTATACCTTCATAAATTGTCTTCTCTGGCTTGGTGTCTTGAAATAAGTTTAATAGACCATCCTGATCCCGTGCAATCCAAAGTTTCCCCATCTTATTTATCGTTAAAATTTTCAATAATACATCTTGTTCCTTTTGCTTCCCAATGACGGATGATAGCCTCTTTCTCTTCATTAGTCATATCTGCAATCTTCTTTCCGTTATAAACAGAATGCTCGTAAAATGTTAATGTCCCTAAATTTGCCATAATTAAAACAATGTTAAAAGTTTAATTCATTCATTTGAGGCTAAAGCTCATTTGTAAATATCTTTATGAGAATCATCAGGAATAAAATCAAATAAATTTTGCTGTTCTACTTTCTGTGAGAATTTTTTACAAGATTGGCACCATCTGCGATATGAAAATTTATTCCTTTTGCAATATCCCATTCCTAATAACCGATTCCCATTAAATAGCCAATATATACACTTATAGCAGTAATTAGTGTGTTTTTGCATAATCCTCAAATTTTAAAATACCTTTTTATCTCAGTTTCAGGATCAAGTTTATCTCCAAATAATCCCTCTGTCGTTGCTGTGATAAATTCATCATAACTGCTGCAGAATAGGTTGTGATAAACAATCCCATAAGCATTCAAAAATTTTTTTTTAGCTCCACAATCAGGATGATTTGCGATATAAATTTCTAATGATTTTATAACCCTTTTTAGTAACTTTGGATACCTTTTAAAATCGCTCACTCCATTATCACTTTGCATCGGGCAGCCTATACATCCCAATCTTCTTTCAACTCTAAAGTTTCCTCGCTCATCGTAGTATAGTGGATGGCATTGTATCCCCCTCTCCTTGATAAATCTCTCAATATCCTTATTGGTCCAATTTAATATTGGAAGATACACTCTCACCTTTTCTTTTGCGGAATATACTCTGCATATCTCAGGCTCATGATATCTCGCTGCTCTTGCAGCACCTTCGCACTTCCGAATGCCTTGAATAGCTCTATCAAGTATTTTATATTCTTTTAACTCTGAGCAACAGAATCTTGCCCGTCTTGTCGGCATTCCCTTTTTCTCAATCAATGTTAAGAAACTTATTTTTGGATGCACAATCTCCACCCCCTTACTCTTGCAGTGTTTGATAGTTCCTGGCGGGTCTATGGTTGTATTCTTGTATATTGCTCTAAACGGAATCTCGGCCATCTTTGCCAATTCAAGAATTACATCGCTATCCTTACCACCTGAATAGCTCAACTCAATCTCTGTATCTTGTGGAATATTCCTCAATAAATTGATAGCCCTTTCAACTTTGCGAGGATAATCATCCGCTACCAAAATTTCCATAATTCCCGTAAAGAAACCCTCATTCCCGGCACTCGGCGGGTATAACCACCAATGAGGGTATGCACTTAATCAATAAAACTTAATACCAATATGGCCATCCTGCCGGGTGGCAGCGTTTAATAACTCTCTTTTAATTTTTTGATAATCTCCCCTCCGTAACTATTAGATGTCAACTTGACAAACTCCTCAATGGTAAAGGTGTCTTTTTCCACATCAATCCCATTATCCCTACAGAATTGCTCTCTACCCATACGACAACTGCCGGTCAGGATGTTATGCCATTCAAACAAATCAGTTGCAGGATATAGTTCCAGGTAATCTGGATGCGCCTTTATAAACTCCTCAATCCTCTCTTCCTCCGGCATATCTTGCATATATTTGGCATGAGCATCCTGCATCGCCTGCCTTGCAGTTTCGCCATGAGCAAAAGAACTACCCTCTTTGGCTATGTAGCAAGGCTTTAGAGTCATATCTTTTTGCAGAATTGCGCCAGTTGCAATATTCCCCCTTACGGCATAGATAACAGTCGGTAAATTATCTATAAGATACACGCTAATACCATTGATTATCTTTATACCGTAACCGTAACCGTAACCGGAACCGTAACCGGAACCGTAACCGTCACCGGAACCGTCACCGGAACCGTCACCGTAACCGTAACCGTCACCGGAACCGTCACCGGAACCGTCACCGTAACCGTAACCGTAACCGTAACCGGAACCGTAACCGGAACCGTAACCGGAACCGTCACCGTAACCGGAACCGTCACCGGAACCGTAACCGGAACCGTAACCGTAACCGGAACCGGAACCGTCACCGGAACCGTAACTTAGAAACCTTTTAATTTTATCTTCTAAATTTTCCATATGGGCACATTGTTAATTGATTTTACAGCCTTTTCTGTGCAAGGAATAATCTCAATTACTCCCAACACTGTGCAACTATCCACAGTGACTGTAAACTTGCAATCTCTTGGCTTCGTCACACCTTCTGTCGCCAATTGAGAGAGAGATGCAGCACCATTCCAGTACCACAATCTCCTGGCATTTCTTAGATTGGCTTCAGAGCCATTTCTTGATTCAATTTCACAGAAGAACACTCCTGCTCTATCTGTTCTAACAATAAATTTTTGATTCTCCATTTCTTTTATTTTTAATTAGATTTTCTACTCAAAACATAATACGTCTCCTACTAAGTATTTATATTCCATATATCAATCAGGTCTAGTTAACATTGGGTCCATCCTTATCCAGAATGGCTTACCTTCATCAGATTTTTCTCTGCGTTTCCTTATTATTTCAGTGCATTTGATGCACCATTTGGAATAGCCATCCATGGAGTAGTAGGATAGAGAAAAGTGTTCTACTGGTAAATCTTTTCCACAATGTGGACATCGTTTGTTCTGTTGAGGTACAAACTTAGGTTTGAGGGATTTTTTAATTGTCATGATTTATTAAGCAAGCAAGATAATTCAGATAGTGCGCAAGATAATTCTGATAATGATAAACTGCCAGTACATCTGATTGAAGCCAGATCTACCTCGTCCAACTCATTAAAATCCCAGCACGCACATTCGGGATTACCGTAATCCCATTCGCCATACTTGGTTGCGAAATTTTTCCAACAGTCTTGTGCCGGTTTACCAACTTTACAAATCGGATATTTGCGTTGCACATCCTCACATTGATTCTCACATCTCTTATGGTGCGAGTTCGGTGAGACAATAAATCGGCATTTGGCATGCAGTCTGTACACAGATCCTACTTTAAGTATGCCGGCATCTGCTTTTTCTTTAACCTCCTTACTAAGGCATGAGATATTGTCTAACCCATCTTTATCAAAGACCGGAATAAGATAATAGCCTATTTTTTTACATTTAGGCGCAAGGACCACATATCTGCCTTTAAGATTGAATTTATCTTTCCCTAAAGCTGTTATCACCTTGCTTGCAATATACGCATTACTACATCTTTCAAAAACCTGATTATCTGTAGTGGTTTCAAGCACTCTTTCCATATTATCTAATTATAAAATCTTCTAAAAACTTATCATCTACAATATCCTGTTGAGGTAGATTATAGATGAACTTCTCAATGTCTTTTTCTACCGGAGAATCGTTCATACATCTATCAGCTGTGAGAGCAGCCATTCTTGCGAACCAGGCTCCATTCTTTCGTATCTGGTCATAGTTCTCCCACTTACCATCAAAGCACTCATAATCCTCCAGAAGCGAATCTGAGAGGTTGATTAATGCTTTATAGTGTTGCATAAGTAGGTTATGTCTCCTTTTAACTTCTCTATTCAGGCCTTTATTATTGTTCTCAAGTATGATCTTGGCCCTGCGAAGCATCATATCACTGGCCTCTAAGAGTATATAGTACAGGTTAGTCATCATCGTGAGTCTCCTGTAATCAGTTTCATTCATATCTCAACATTATTTTCAATGAAAAATTCTTTTGCTTTTTTCTTAACGGCATGCCATCCGTTAGGTTTATTAATGAGTAACCCCTCTGATTGGAGCTGCTCAAGAAGATAAGCCACACATAATGGACTTATCCTCTTGATAAACTCTCTCTGCATAAGTTCTAGAAACTTACATGGATTATAGAACAGGGAGATCATTATCTGTATCTTGAGATTATGTATTACCATTATCTGATTGTTTTTCTGCATCCAGGTAAGCCTGGGTGAATTCTTGACTGATAACCTTATGTATGCTGGTAATTGTGGCGCTCTTGATGGTAAAGTAATGTTCGCCTTTTTCCTCTGAGAGCAGCACCATATCTTGAATCTTTTCCTGAAAGGCCAAATCAATATATTTTTTACATTCATCAACATTGGTTGCATGAAGTAAAAATGCATACTCAAAAGTTCCAATAGGAGATTGCTGAAGGCCTGTAACAAAATAGAAAGATTTAATATCTTCCTCTTCTTCTGTCTCTAACTTAAGTTTGCTCTTGTATTTGGATGTATCAATATAGATACAATTGGTAAAACTCTTGACCTGATTAATGGTCCACATACCCTGGAAGGTCAACTCTACATAATCAGATGCTATCTCAATAGCCTGACTAAGGGATTTGGCAAAAAGCAGGATCTTTATTTTTTTCTTATCCTTGATAAAAGTGATTACCCATGGAGAGACGGTAGAATTCTCAATTATGATGGCTTGACGGCATTGATCTGTAACTACAACCTGATCCACTTCTCCACACTGCATATGGAATTCAATCTTCGGCAGATTAGATCTGTCAATATAGGTGCCTTTCTCAAATATCACTTCATGCCGTTCTATTGTGCAAACATAACCGGTATTCTGGTTAATAAACTCCTCGTTCCACTTACGGGTCAAATGTTTAGCCAGATACTTACCCAACATCTGAGTCGGGTCAGATGTATGGATAAGATTTTGATTAAGTCGGGTCTGTATCATATGATGTATATTATGCTGTGAAACTTAAGATTGACTAAAATATTGTCTGCACTATAAATAGTCTTGGTGCGTTTAGTGTCCTTGATAACTTTTGTGATGGTGTATCTGGCATGTATGGTCCTGCGATACTCTCTTATTACTACAGTTATGATATTGCCTTGTTCTGGTGGAATATACATTCCATTTTCCTTAAAAGGATAGATCTGTAAGTATTGCTCTCGCTCATGGAGGTTCTTGTTGTACCACTCCTTACGGATTGTGTAAGGGATACCAACATTGAGGCATTCAATGTAATTTTTGATGGATTTAAATATTTTCATGTCTATTTCGTATGTAAAAAAGTATATCAATAACAAGTGCTATGATGAATATCCAACTGGTAAGACTTAAGGCTATCAGCGAAACATGGCCCGTTGCACAGTCAAGCGTTTTTTTATGTGTTGGGAAGTTTATAAGAGCTGATAAGACTACTCCTACTAGGTAGATAATAACTCCTATATGTGCCATATCTTAAGATTTTATCAATCCGAGTCTGATTGCTTTGGAGCGAGGCATACGCTTGACTGTATGCTTATCTATGCGGATTGTGACCATATCTTCCTTTTTTTCTTTCTCTTTACATTGAGCAAGAATTATCTTTGCTTTCTCACGCTCTTTTCTTTCAGAGCTGTTGAGGCCATTAATGTCTATTAGCGCACTCATAATATTCACATTCTGTTAGTTCATCAATAGGAAATAGATCTTTCCGGTATAGACATTCAGCAAGCACCGGCTTATGGGATTTATTGGCCAGATGTGCCCTTGTGTATGGTCTTACGTGTTTACAGTTAAGGTGTCGCGCTGTTCTTTTACTTTTCTTACTCATTTTCTAAAACTTGTTAAATTATTGTACATCTTACAATAGTTATTAAGTCTGTCAAGCAGTCTTGAATCCTCATATTTATCTAGGAGTGTCTGTCCCCATAGATTTGTGGTGATGATTGTGATTAGTCCTCTGTCATAACGTGCATGCAGTAGCATTGTCATTGGCTTAAGAGGCGTTCCCCATTCCATGATTATATCAGGCTCCATACCTAGATCATCAATAAATAAGATCTGTCTCTCTCGGTAAATTGCATCCCATTGTGGGCCATCGTGTCTCTCCTTGTATACGTCCGCTATATCCCTTGCAGATACTCTACTTAAAGAGTGTTGGTACTTAGTCTCTAAAAAGAGCATATATAAAGCCTGAGCCAGTGTTGTCTTGCCTGTTCCGCATGGGCCGGAGATAAGCAGATTGCGTTTTATTGCAGAGATACCTACCAACCATTTGACTACCGATGCGGCCATACTCTCAATTTTGCTCTGCTCTCTGAGTATATATCCCTGGCTATTGATTATATGCAGGTATTTCTCAAATAATCGCGTGTATAGGTATGTAGCTATGGAGGGACTAAAAATCGGAGTCGGAGAAGCTATATTTTGCTGCTGGATCTCTATATGATGTCCTATCTTCAATTCGCTTAGTTCCATTGCTGTGGCTGTTGATTTTGTTTCTCTCCCATGTCGTGATACAGGCTTTCCAGTTAACTATTTTGTGTGAGGATTTACCATATACCCAACCTACAGCTGTGTAGTGCGCTAAAAATGCTTTAGCGTCTACAGAACTACCTTTTTGCCGGCAGTAAGATTCTACTTCCTCCAGGGTAGGAGGATTGAGTTTTACCCACCTTTCTTCTTTTTTAGCGCAACTTTTTTCTTCTTTTGTTGGATTCGTAGTGCCGGCTTTCTTGTTTTCTTCTTTTTCTTTTTTTATTATATTTTTTTCTTTTTCCTTCTTTATTTCTTCATAATCTTTATTAATATTAAAACTATTAATATTATTACTAGTATTAAACATTATTACGGACGTGTTTTCTTTTGACTCCACCTTAATTTTGGGGTTATTGTCTACAGAAACCGAGTTATTGTATACATTAACTGAGTTATTGTCTACAGAAACCCCATTATTGTATACATTAACTCCATTATTGTATGCAATAACTAAATAGGGTAGAGCTTTGGTATGTCTGCGTCTGCGGGTATGTTTGAAATAAAGAGTCTGGATAACTGTTGAGGTAAGTACTTTTTCCTGTTCAAACAGTTCAGAATTGAAAAAATCCCATTTGACAAGACGTTGAACAATCTGTTCAATATAGTTGATGCTTACACCAGGGAGAGAGGCTAATAATTTGAGTTTTTCATCTTTATTCCAGTTGAGGTAATAACCCCGCTGGAAGATTGAGAGTATAATCTTAATGATTACAATCTCAGAGCGGATGCCAAATTCTGATGAGATGGCTTTTATACAATCATCCTGAAAGAAGTCCACAGATAGAGGATAGTAATCTAATCCTTGTTTACGTGGTCTCATGGATGAAAAATATTAATCTGATTCAGGCAGATCGTCAGGAGTGTCATCCTGCTCTGCACGACTGAGCATCTTGATTCTGTCAGCATGGATCTCCATCTTTGTTACCCTAACCCCTCCGGTGCAGATATTGCGGCTGGTTGCTCGGCCTTCGCAATAGATAAGATCGCCTTTATGACAGAGCCTTTCTATAATATCTGCAGTGCCACCAAATGATGACACACTGAGATATTCTGTGTACTCTTTTAATTCTCCGCTATTGCGGTCTTTAACCCTGGAATTGATGGCAAGGGTTATAAAAGCATAGTTGGATGGAGATTCTCCACCACATTTAGGATCGTTAGTCAGACGTCCAATCAATATAACTTTATTTACCATATAGAAGTGTTTTTGTATAATTTGATTACAATGTATAATCTTTATAATTTCTGATGACGTATATCAGGCTTTTAAGCAGGAATAGTCCGCAGATTAGCCAAATGATATAAAAGAAAGAAATGGTAATAATACCCCAGATTGCGGCAACCATACCTAAAATGATAACTATGGCTGCTAAATAATATAAAACTAACATCGTGTAAGATTTTAAAAAAAACTCTCTCGGAACATAATACCGAGAGAGTGAAAACAAGGAAAATTTAAAGAGTTGTATAGACTGCAGTAGCAGTAGTGGGAGCCGGAGAAATGAACTCCGAGGGCTGAAACATCCTAAATTACCCCTTCCAAAACTCCCCAAAAATATCTCCGTTGATGGAAGCTCAATCAATCTGAAACACTCAATTTAAAATTACCAAAACTATGCAGAAATTTATTAACATAACACTAATCAACGGAGATGTAAGATTACTCCACCGATGGAAGCCACTAAAGAATCAAATTAAATTACCCATATGAAAACTACTATTATCTAATCGGTGGAGAGTTGTGGAGGTTGAGGGTGCCGAACCCTCTACATATAACAATCCTGTTGGCATTGCTTATGTAACCGGCAGCGTATACAATGATTATTGTAATGTCTGTCCACCGGACCTCCTGTATATCTAATCAGCCAGCATTGTCTGCCAACTGATATATTTTCAAACTTTTCTTCTCTCTCTATCAATACGTCAAAGAACTTTTTCCAAGAGGATTGCTAATTGAAACGAAAATCCTCTATTGTTGGGTGAAACCTATACTTCTCTCGGAACCTGATAAGTCCGAGTTTAGAATATTTAGGCCTCTTGCCCTCCAGATAAAACTCCAGTTTACCGCGTGACATCAACTTGGTTATTTGGGCCGGTGAGCAGCCTAAAAAATCTGCTGCTTCCTTGCCTGTCAGCCATTCTTCAGAGCTCGCTGCACGCAGTATTCTATACTCCTCCGCTTGTTCGGGAGTTAGAAGGCGACCACATGCAGTAAGATGGTTGGCCATGATTTCAGCCTGTTGAGTCATCTTTTCTTGAGTGAGTCTTTCCAGTTCAGACCTCTGAGCTTGCAGTGCTCTGTACTCCTCAGCTTCGCTGGGTGTAAGTAGTTGACCACAAGAACGAAGGCGCTCAATCTCTTCATTCGGCAATATCTGGATGTTTCTATTGTTCATGACGTAAGTGTTGAGGTGATTATGCTATTCTTCTAACTTTGGTTTTATACCTTGATCCGCGCTCGGATACAGTTAGTATAATACCTGCTAATTTTAATCTGTTGGCCGCTTGTCGGATTGATGTAGCCTTGTATTGGCTAATATCAATCTCAATCTCCTGGCCTACCTCAATAGTCTTAAGTTGGTCAACGAGAGTTATCCTCTCTGGCTTGATAATTTCAATTGTTTTTTTCATTATCTTTGCTAATTACTAACAAACCTATCTTTATAAGGTTTGCATTGAAAACTGATACAAAGATTGGGAAATAATCCAATTTACCAAAATAAAATTGGAGAAAATTCCAATATTATTTTTAATTATATTGTTATACTACTGATAGTATGGATATTAGAGAGAGAATTATTTTTTTCTGTAAAACCGTTGGGATAACGAAAACAGAATTTGAAAGGCGCGCAGGATTAAGTTTTGGTTACATTAACAAAATTAAAAATGGTGTTGGTAATAAACTTTACCCTATATTAAAAGCGTTTCCACAATTAAATAAAGATTGGTTATTATTTGAAGAAGGGGAAATGCTTAAGACTAATAATGATAGTGTTGAGGATCTGGTAAAAAATGAGAAAGAGGACTTTTATAATGTTGATTTAGAGAATTGTGAAGTAAGGCCTATGGCTGATGGTTATATGATAGTTGAGAAGGAAGTACAGTATGGGAGAAAGGCATCTGTCTATGTTGATGATGGTCTGACTGTAGGGGAGAGAATGGATAAGTTTATTAAGAGTAAAGGCCTGGGACGTTATCAATTTGAGATGAAGTGTGGTTTGAGTCAAGGTTATATAGCCAATATAAGAAACAGCCCACATCCGGATAAACTCAAGAGGATTGTGCATGTATATCCAGAACTTAATATTGAGTGGTTGATAATAGGCAGGGGAGAGATGGAACATCCGAAAAAATCATCTCTAGCAAATAACTGGATAAGAATTAAACAAGAGTTGGATCGTAAGATAGAAGAAGAAGCTTCCAAGCGTATTACTCTTGAAGAAACAATAGAACAACTGAGGATAATGGTTAATAAATTAATAAAAAAGTAACAAAATATGGATCCATTTTATAAAGATATAGAAGATGTATTTGAACGTCTTGATAAAAAACGGGAGGGAATTTCTTATCATAAAATTGTAGATCATCTTTGTATTAGCCCTATTTATGGAGAAGAAGACCATTTAAAATTAAGTAAAAGAGTCCTTGCTTATTTAAATAGATGTGTTAAGAAGAATGTGTTATATGAGAGAGTGAAAAATGGTAAGAAGTATAAAGGTAAAATATCTTATAAATCTGGAGTATATAGAAAAAAGAAAGTAAAAGAAGAGAACTCACTTATTACAATTTTGCCTGAAAATACATCTTTAGATATAGAGCAATCTGATTTATTTGGTGGAAAAGTTAAACCTTTAAAAAAACCTGCTTTTATAGATATATCAAGACAAAAAGTAAGCTCTGAGGATGCGACACCTGCACATATAGGAAAGGGTGGAGAGTATGCTGTTATGAGTGAATTATTATATAATGGTTACTACACTTCTCAATCTTCGGTGGATGATGGTGTGGATATAGTTGCTCATAAAGATAGAAATGTGTTTTTTATTCAGGTAAAAACAACTATTGTAAAAAATAACTCTTTTGATTTTAAAATTAAAAAAGAAAGTTTTGATAGGTATAATAGAGGGGGAATGTTTTATATATTTGTTCTAAGGTTTTCAGAAAATAAAAAAGCAGTTAGTTTATATATAATATTTCCTACAAATTTAATTGAACATTACTATAAGAATGGAATGATCACATTATCAAAACAAGAATATAATGTAAAATTTAGAGTTTCAGGAACTAGAGTTCTCTTAGCCGGTGGAGGAAAAGAAGCTGATATAACTGATACTAATCTTAATCAATTTGATTTAATTAAACCATAAAACATCAGCCCATCTATAAAGATGGGCTGTTTTGTTATAAAAGATAACTATTTTTCTACTATTTCCCTGAAAAGAAACTATTATCTTGAATGAGTTTCGCGTTTTCCAGGTTGGTTATTCTTATATAGTTGAGGAACACTTTTTCTGATTTATGGCCGGTGATCTTCATAATGCTTAATATGGGAATACCTGCAAGAAACATATTTGTAGCACCACTTCTTCTGGCAGTATGTGAGGAAACAAGTTCCCATTTTTCTTTATACTCTGTTACTCTATTTATTGTTATAGCAACTTTATCTCTTATGCCTGCAGCCAGACAGATAGGCTTTATCTGTTGGTTGAGGGTACTGATATTAACTTTTGGCGCACCCTGGTATTTATGCAGAATCTCTCTTACTCTAGGATGTATAGGGATAGTTACAGCAGCTTGTGTCTTCTGCGTTCTCTTTACTATATAACCGGCACTAATATCCCATAATGTGAGGGTTGAACTATCGCTATATCTCAATGCAGTGTAACAGCCAATCAGAAATAGATCTCTACAACTAGCCTGTATTCCGGTTAGAGGCAGGTTATATAACATATCTATCTCTTCATTTGTCAGGTAAACTGCATCAATATCTTCCTTTGGCTTTTGGAAGCGAGTATAAGCATCATTCTTGTGGTATCCTCTTTTCTGTGCTTCGCTCATCACAGCCTTGATATTCCTTATTAAGGTACCGATGGTATTTTCTTTGTATCCCTTGAACTTGCGGCACCACTCAACATATGATGTATAGAAATTATAGTTGACATCCTCATATTCTATTCTTGATGTAAATTCTTTGAGGATGTTATAAGATAATCTATGTTGGCGAGTAGGATTATGGTTATTTATGCGGTTTTCTGCCCAGAAATGATAAAATTCCATAAATGGAATATAATCTCCATTTCTGTTAAAAAGTTTCTTTGTGGAGGTTTTTTTGCCGGTTAGTGCCTCTTTGATTTTATGTAGCGGAGTATCTTCGTGGTTTGCTACCTTAATGATTTCTTTTAGCGTTGACTCATAATTCATGAGCCTGGTCATAATTTCTTTATAATCATCTGCGGTTTTTCTCGGCTTCTGGTTGTCTTGATCCCAGTCTTTGGTTTGTATAAAAATTTCAGTGGATACAGATATTCTTTTGCCTTTATCTCTAATGGCTACAGTGATTGCTGATGATTCTCTGTTAGGGTAGGCTAAATAGAAAGTATATGTCATATAAGTGTTTTTAGATTGATATTGACGCGAAGATACGTCAATATCAAAAAATATATTGACGTTTTAGTAAATTTTGTAAAAAATAAATGAAATTCTGTAAAATTAGAAAAGAAAAAAACGGCTTTGTAGCGTGTTTTGAGCGTGACCCTACAAAAAAAGCAGCCTACAAGGCTGCTTTTCCGTGACCCGCCAGGGGAT